TGAAACCGCTGGACGCGGCACAGGCACGGCGCTGTTGGGTGCTGGCATCACGCGAGGCGGATTTCACCAGGTCATTCTGCCGCGCACGATGGCTGAGGTTGCCAGAACTCCAGACGTTGGCCCTGCGTCGGTGATTGAGCGCCCACCGATTTCTCCTGAGAATTTGCCAGCGCCAGAGACGCTGACGCAAGAGCCGTCAGGATTGCGTATTGTTCCTCAAGAGCAACCCAGACCAGTGCCACAAGGCGGGATTGCGGCATCGGCTGAGATGCTGGAAACACTTCCAAAGCCAACCGTCGAGGAGCTTGCCGTCAACGAACTCACCCGCAGCGCTGGCGACGAGATGAAGCGCCTCGTCGCCGAAGAAGGTAAAGCCGTCGAGCGCACCGGAGAAGCGTTGCCCACACCCGCTGAGCAAGGTCCGGTGAGCGTCGGCTCACTTCCCGCGCCAGAGACGCTACCGCTTCAACCCTCTGGCCTGCGCATGGCCGTCGAGGAGGCTGTTGCCGAGGCCAAAGGCGGCTTGCCCACCGCCGAACCGACCCTTGACCTGTTGCCCGCCGCCAAGGTCGAAGAACTCGCCATCAACGAGTTGCTGCGGCAAGGCATCGAACGTGGTGCCGCAACGCAATTCGTCGAGTCACTGGGCGATGCCATCCGGCGCGTGAAAGATTACCCGCGTGCTGCCGCTGAGAAGATCGCGCAACAGATTGCCGAAGGCGTGAAGGCGATGGTTCATCCTGATAAACCGCTCACGGCGAATCAGGTCAAGATCACGTATGACGCTCTGACAAAGGCAATCACAGAGAATCGTCTTAGCGAAGAACGCCCCGGTATCATTTCCGGTACAGGCTTGGAGAAATGGGCCGATGCTACGATCAAGGAAGGGCGCGGGCGTGTGAGCGTCGGCCTCGACCCGGTTCAACTCGCCGCGTACATCGTCAAAGGCGCGGCGTTGCTGGAACGAGGCATCACGACCGCCGCTGAGTGGACCGCTGCGATGATTAAGGAATATGGTCCGCAGATACGGCCGTACCTGAAGCAAATCCGAGAACAAGCCGACATAACAAGGGCAGCAATGTTCAACGCTGCCGGAAAGGAATCAAATGCCGTCCGTGACTCGCAAGCAGCAAAAGTTCATGAATCTATGCCTTCATCATCCCGAGAAGGCGCGGGGCAAGTGTCCTCCGAAAAAGGTGGCGTACGAGTTTCGCCATCTGAAGAAGCAAAGCCCCAAGTATCACTGAAGATGGCGGAATCGCCGGCGACCGGCGCAACCGACGTTGCCGCACCGCCCGAAGGTCCGGCGCGTTCAACTTGGGACGGCTTGCAATCGTTCCGCAAACGCCTGCAATTCACGTTCAAAGGCTCTGCCACGAAGAAAGACATTGCTGGTTGGACCGATGCCATTGAGAATAAAGCCAAGCTCTACGCCCGCCAGCAAGGAAACGATGTTCGTGATGTGCTCGCGTCGGCGCTTGGCAAACCCGTCAAACGCCTGACGCCTACCGAAGAAACCGCGTTGACGTTCACGGTCGAGGCTGGCGGTGACGCGAACAAACTGACCTCTGACTTGGAAGCGTTGCGAGCGCACGAATCCAAGCCTGACATTACCAATCGCAAAGAGACCAAGGAAGCAATCAAAGCCGTGCAAGAGGCGTTGACGAATTTTGACCGCTATTCCAAGGCGGCAGAGCGTTACAATCAAATCACCGATTCGCAGGTGGCCCAAGAAAACGCCAGCGGCATCAACACGCAGAAATCCAAGAATTATGTGCCGCATCTTCAGGACGTAGCCGATGATTTCCAGACTATCTTTGAATCCGGTGGCGGTTCCGGTTCATCGGGATTTCGGCATATCCGAACGCATCCAGATTTCGTGAGTTCAATCACGTCGAACATCAAACCGAAGACGCTCAATGCGGTGAAGGCTTTGGAGATGCGCCTTGAAGCTGGCCAGCGCCAGATCAACACGCGCACTTGGGTTTCGGATTTACGCCAAGTCGTTGATCCGTCATCGAATCGCCCGCTGGTCACTGACATGGAACGCATCAGCCGTGGCGTTGGCCAACCGCCCGACATCGTTGCGCCTCGCGGTTACGTTTCGATGGACCTAGGCCGGCAGAATGTCGCTGTGCTTAAGGGCTATAGCCGGTTCATTCGCGTTCTCACTGGCGACAGCTTGGTTGGCGACCGTCCGCTTGGTGCTGCATTATTGAAGGGCGTCACGACCGGAAAGCATTTGGCTTTGGTGTTCGATTTGTTCCACTTGGCGAACATCACGCGCTTGGGCGCTTCGCTCGGTGTCACCAAAGGCTCTTTGCAATACGTACGCGGATTGTGGCTCACCGATTACGCGCCCGAAACGCTTCGGGCGATGACCAAGCGTGGCGAGATTCCCGAGGATGTGTTGCCGCAATTGCTCGAAGACAAGAAAATCATCGAACAAGGCGTCAAAGCCGGGTTCAACGTCGGCAATCTGCAACAGGCTCTCTACACCGATTGGGTGCGGAAGATTCCCGGCATTGGCGATTTCAACCGATTTCTGTTCGAGAAATATCAACGCGGCATCATGGGCAAAGCGTTCGTGATCGAATTCCGACGACTTAAAGCCGCGCAACCAGAATTGTCCGATACCAAAATCGCCACGACTGTCGCTCGCGACCTCAACACGCGCTTTGCTAATTTGCGACGGCAAAGTTGGATCAAAAGCAAAACATTTCAGGATTTGGCTCGTCTCGTTTTTCTTGCGCCTCAATGGAACGAAGGATTGCTCCGCAGCGAGATCGGCGCTGTTCGGCAGGCTGGCACTGCCGCCGTTGAAGCCGGATTGCATCAGCGCATCGTCGCCGGGAGCCTGCTCAAGAGCGCCGGCACCCTGTTCCTCGCCCAACTCGTCGGCAATCAGATTCTCAATTACGCCTTCTCTGGTCGTCCGACGTGGCACAATCCCGAGGACCATAAACTCGACGCTTACGTTCCTGATGTCGTTGGCCAATCCAATGGATATTACATCAGTCCTTATGCGATGGATGGCGAGTTGACGCATCAATTCGCGACTCGTCTTGCGAAGGACAAAGGCAACGTGATGCGGGCAATTCTTGATGTTGCTTCGTACAAGCTCGGCCATCTTGGGCGTGCGGCAAAGACCTTCATCACGCAGGAAAATTATCGCGGTAAACGGCTAAGTGGATGGGAAACGGCTCGGCAGATGGCCGTTGACGTTGCTCCTGTGCCGATTGGTTTGCCCGCGTTTGTCAAAGCTGGTTATTCCAAAGCAACCGGACAGGAGATCGAAGAAGATTATCCCGGCGCTACGCAGAAGAACATCCTGCAAACCTTCGGATTCAAGTCCGAACGCGCCCAAGCCGCGCCGTAGCCCATGCCTTCCGCAAAGCCGAGCACATTCGAGAGGTACGGGATTGAATGGGACGCGGACAATTCCGCCATCGACATCGAGATTTATTGCATCCGCCAAGGCGAGGAATGGATTCGAGAGGAAGGGCGCACGCTGTTCGACCATTATCGCGCTCTACAAACGCTTCTCTGGCCGGATTACCAGCATCACGAGTGGAGCGACCTGATTCTTCGCACGATCCTTGAGAACCGCATCACCGCTGTTCAGGGGCCGAAGGACGCGGGCAAAACGCACGTCATGGCCCGCTACGCGCTCACCGATTATTTCTGTTTTCCGCGTGACACGCTCATTCTCATGTCGAGCACCGACATTCGCGGCCTTGAACTCAGAGTTTTTGGTGAAGTTAAGTCGCTCTTTGAAGCCGCCAAGGAAGTGTGGCCGGAAGCGCCAGGATACCCGGTCGATTCGTTGCACGCGATATTCACTGACACTATCGACGAAAACTCTGAGATTCGCGATACCCGACGCGGCCTCATCTGCATTCCCGTGTTGGATTCTGCTGGCCAATGGAAAGGTCTCTCGAAATGGGTCGGGATTAAGCAAAAGCGCCGTCGCGTGCTCGCAGATGAAACACAGTTCTACGCCGCGCCGTACCTGTCGTCATTGGCTAATCTCGACAAGAACGACTTCAAAGGCGTGTTTGTCGGCAATCCAATTGGCGAAGGTGACCCGCTTGATAAGATTGCCGAGCCGCAAGACGGATGGGATTCGCTGCACGAAATCACGACCACGACGACTTGGAAAAACCGGATGGGGGGCATCACCATCAACCTCGTCGGCACTGATTCACCGGCCATCAAGCATCCAGGCGAATACAAGTACCTCATCAACCAAGCCGATATCGACCGCATTGTTGATTATTGGGGCAAAGAGAGCGCAGAGTTCTGGAATCAAGCTGCCGGGATACGTCGTCCAGGCGTCTCTATTCGGCGCGTTGTTACGCGCGACATGATCGTGCAATTCAAGGCGCAATCCGAAGTGATTTGGAAAGGCAACGAAACGACCAAAGTGTACGCCGTTGACGCTGGCTACGGCGGGGATCGTTGCATCGGGGGCCACGCCGAGTTCGGCATCGACATCAACGGCCTTGAAGTAATCGCGTTCAGTCGCCCGCGTGTCATTCCGATTCGGCTGTTCCCGAAATCCACGCCGGTCGAGAACCGCATTCTTGCCGAGGATCAAATCGCTGAGTTCGTCAAAGCTGACTGCGAATCTCTTGGTATACCCGCTGCCAACGTGTTCCATGACTCGACCGGGCGCGGTTCGCTCGGAAGCGCCTTTGCCCGTCTCTGGCGGCATGACTGCAATCCCGTTGAATTCGGTGGGGCACCCACACCGCGCCCTGTCCAAGCGGATTTGTTTATTTACGACGAGAAGTTGCGCCAGAAACGGCTCAAACGTTGCGATGAGCATTATTCAAAGCGGGTCAGCGAATTCCACTATTCCGTCCGCTACGCCATCGAAGCCCGCCAAGTGCGCGGCCTCACCAACGAGGTGTGCGACGAACTTTGCGCTCGTGAATGGGGCCGCACCAAGGGCGACAAAATCGAAGTCGAGAACAAGGAAGACACGAAGGAAAGACTCGGCCGAAGCCCGGACCTCGGAGATTGGGCTGCGATAATCGTCGAGGGCGCGCGACGGCTTGGGTTCCAGATCAAACGCCTTGAATCGCCTGAGACGGCGCATGACGACCAGACCTGGAAGCACGACCTCGCACTAAAAGCGCGTGCAATTCGCCAGAGTTATGCGTTGGTGCGCTAAATCACGTCCTTGTATTTGTCTCCTTCTTTCATTTTCGCAATCGCATTGAAGTAAGCGCACAAAACAGCGTAATTCTCGCCGTGAAGTGGCTTTTTCCAACTACGCCAAAGGCAAACTGCTCTTTGCCACAATTCATCACGTTCGCAATTTCCTATACTGATGCGGTAGCCGTCTCCCAATGGAATAATTTGGGTAACATCTAATTCTGGCCAGCGTTCATTTGGGTCGCGTGTAGCCCGTTCGCGCAGTTCGTTTATCGCTTTGCGCTCAACGCTATTGAGCCACATTTGGGTTAAGCCATCGTAATCTGGGAGTTTTTTGCAGGGTCTTGTAGGCATTTGTTGACATGCGTTAAAGGTTAAACCTCCACGTGACGCTCTCCTGCAAGATCGTTCACGTGCTTTGAGATTGAACAAATCTCAGGCTTCTGTCAAGGATGGTGCCGTGGCCACATTGAAATCTCGAACGAAATGGTGTGTGGGGGGCTTCCAGCTTTTGCTGCCGGAAATAGGCATGACCAAGCCATTGACCGGATCGTTTAATGAAATGGTTGATGCCTTCGCCAAGATCGTCGCCAAGAACCCGGCGCTCGCGCAGAAGCAAGGCTGGCCAACCACGCGCGAGGCCCAAGAGAACTGGTTGGATGAGCGCGAGGCCCAACGCATGATCGCGGGCGGGTATTTTGGATTTGTCGAACTGGAAGGCCAACCACCGCCATCGTATGTGGGGGGAGCGAGCCGCAGACGCCTCGGCGAAAGCGTTGCTGCGGCGGTTAGCGGACTCGCCATTTATCGGGAATTATTTGCTAACAAGAGCGTTCCTGTAGCCAAAGAGGAAGCTGAACGACGCGCAGGAATTTGCGTGACATGCCCGCTTAATAAACGAGGCGGATTGCGCGAATTCTTCGTGGAGCATGTCGCAAAAGGAATCACTGAACTCTATGGAGTTCTTCGAGAACACAACCTTATCAGCAGTCGCGACAAAGATTTGGGCACTTGTGCGGCCTGTATGTGCCCCACACAGGCAAAAATTCACATTGATTTGGCCACTATTCACAAGCACATGAAACCAGATGTGCTGGCAAAGCTCGCGCCTCAATGTTGGATCACAGCACCACCTGTTTCTTCTTGAAGCCATTCGATGCTTCGTCATGGATAATCGGAGGCAAGGCGGGCGACTGCGTTCAGATGACCGCAGCGTTTCACGAAATTCACCAGGTCACGGGAATTAAACCAACCGTTATCTCCGAAGAAAAATACGCGGCCATTTACGATGGTTGCAGCTTTATCAATCCGGTTCCATTCAATGCGCCTTGGGATTCGGATGTTGGCTATATTCGGAAGCTCATAGGCTTCAAAGATGCTGTTGGCATTCAAAGCTGGCACGACATGGGGAGTCGAGAATTCAAAGCGATCAAGTCTCCAAGCAGCATTGTTCTTCAAATGCACGGTAGAAATTTCACCGTGGACATTAAAAAAGACCCGCACTACAGCGCGGCTATGATGCGTCGTGCCGGGTTCTCTTGGGATGAAGCATTGAATTTGCGACCGGTTTTTGACCTTCGCGACTCGGCGAGAGAGGCTGGTTTGCTTGCCGCTTGCTGGCCAAAGGCGTTTCGGAAGAAGCCGCTTTTGCTTGTCACATTCGATGGCCAAAGCAGTCCGTGGGGGCATTTGCCGGAAGCGTGGCCGGTGCTGTCGCCATTCTATCGGCAATTCCACGTTGTTGATCTCGGCAAGGTGAATGCCGTCCGCGTATTCGATATGCTTGGACTCATGGAAGCTGCCGCTGGCGCAATCGTCATCGATACGCTCGCGCTTCATTTGCTGACTGCGACCGACACTCCATACATCGCTTTTACCCAAAACGGATGGCTTGGTTCTGTGCCTAAAGGCAATTGTGTTTTGGAAATAAAATACGCGCAATCGCTTCGACGCTTGCGCGAAATTCCTAAAGTGCTACAACAGTGGTTGCGTGCCGCCACTCCCGCAAACTCAATGTTGGTTTCTCAAGCCAGATAACCGACGCGAAGTGGTGGTTCGACGCACCGCCGCCGTAGGGGACACGCTCGCCGCTACATGTGTCGCTTCCAAGCTGGTCGAGTTGGGTTTTCAAGTGCGCTGGCAGTGCCACCCCGACATGCACGCCATGATACGGCGCGTTCCCACCGTCGCCGCCGTCGAGGAGCCGGTTACGGTGCCGCATGTCAACCTCGACAACGCCTACGAGACGCATCCTTATCGGCGCAAGGTATCGTTCACGGACATATTCGTCGGCACTGCCAGCAATCAACTTACACCACGCAACATCTTGATAGGCGCACCGAACAATTGCGCTCCGGTCCTCGTCGTCAAAGCTGATGAGCGAGAACAGGCGCTTGTGCGGTTTCGAGACTTTCCGCGTCCGTGGGTTGTGTTCGCTGCGCGTTCTAACAGCCATGCCAATCGAACTATTCCCGATGTCACCTTGAGCGCCGTAGCCAAATCGGTCAGCGGCACCTGCTTTTGGCTAGCCAACCATGCGCCTGCGTCCGCTGGATTCGTGGACCTCGCCGCACGCGACATCGACTCGATTGTGCGTTTCACAAGTGTTGCTGACCTATTTGTTGGACCTGACACCGGACCAATGCATATCGCTGCTGCCCTCAAGGTGCCAGTCATTGCTTTGGAGCAAGCCAGTTCGCCTGAGCTTCACTTGAGCGATCAGCGCGACTTTCGAACCGTGCGCCGTCGAGACCTTGCATGTCTCAACTGCCAGCACGTCGTTTGTCCGTTGCCACCGCCAGCAAACAAGGCGTGCCCGCCATGCACCGAGATTGATTCGGCGATTCTGTCCAAGGCCATCAATGCTCGATTTCGATTGCAGTCCAATCCAAATGCCGTTAGTTGCGTTATTACCACATTCAAGTCGCCAGTAGAACGAATCAACCGCTGCATCACCGCAGTCCTCTCACAAGTGGATGAAGTTGTCGTCACCAAGGACGCTGGTGGCATTTTTCCAGGCGGCCTCCTCACGCATCCCAAGGTGCGTTACGTAAGTTCGCCGCGCGATCATCTTGGCTATGGAAAGAACGCAAATTTCGGCGTGCGCCACACCAGTTCACCGTGGCTCCTGCTCCTTAACGATGATTGCTTTCTTGCGCCGGATGCTGTTTCCCACTTGCTTGCTGTCGCCATGCCCGACCCGAAAATTGGCCTCGTCGGGCACTTGCTTCACTATCCCGATGGGCGCATCTGTCACGGCGGCAAGATTCGCTCGCGCGGGATGCGCGGCTGGGCGTTGCTCGACAATCGACAGCGCAACCATACCATTCGCGAACCTCGCCGATTGGAGAACGTCACAGGCACAAGTGTGTTGGTCAGAAGGTCGGCGTTCTACGCGGTAAATGGTTTCGACGAGGATGTGTTTCTGTATTCTGAGGACGACTCTATGAATCTAGCGTTGCAACATGCGGGATGGCATCTTTGGTACACACCCCACGCCCGAGGCATCCATGAGGAAGCTGTCACCAATTGCAAGAATTTTGACATGAGCCAGCTTCTCGCGCAGGCTAACGCCATCTTTGAAAAACGATGGGGTTGGTGGCTTGACGAGAACTTGAACAAGATGCCAAAATTCTGATGAGCGCACACGTACTTATCCCTGGCGGTTGCGGATTTATTGCTTCGCATTTGGTCGAACACGTACTCGCCAACACGGATTGGCGCATCACGGTTCTGGATGCGCTAACTTATGCCGGCGACCCAGCACGAATTTACGAGGCTGGAAAATTTGATCGCGACCGAGTGCGAATCTTTTGGCACGACCTGAATGCGCCGATTATGGATACGCTCGCCCGTCGCATCGGCTCCGTGGATTTCATCGTCAACATGGCGAGCAATTCACACATCGACGCCAGCATTGCTGATCCTGTTCCTTTCGTCCGTAACAACGTCAATATCGCGCTTTACATGCTGGAGTATGCCCGCACCGTTCGCCCACGAGCTTTCGTTCAGATTGAAACGGACGAGATTTACGGATCAATCGAACCGGGCGGTGTTCCATACGCTGAATGGGCACCGATCAATCCGTCCAATCCATACAGCGCAAGTAAGACGGCGCAATCCGCTATCGCCATCGCTTATTGGCGGACGTACGGCGTGCCTCTTATCCTCGTAACGCCGATGAACGCCTTCGGCGAACGTCAAGACCGCGAGAAGTTCGTTCCAAAGTGCGTCCGTGCCATACTCGCGGGCGAAAAGATCACCCTGCATGGCACGCCGGATAACATTGGTTCGCGCCATTATCTGCACGCACGCAATATCTCCGACGCCATTTTGTTCCTGCTCAAGCGTCCGATTTCTGATTATCCGAAGTCTGATAAGCCTGACCGTTACAATGTCGTTGGCGGTCGAGTTCACAACCTTGAAATGGCGAACCGAATCGCTGGAATTCTACGCATGCCGCTACATTACAAATTCGACCACAACCCACGCTCGCGTCCTGGCCATGATCTGCATTATGGTTTGGATGGATCAAAGCTCGCTGCGCTTGGTTGGCGCGGTCCAGTGGACTTCGAGATTAGCCTGCGTCGAACTGTTCTTTGGATGAAAGAGAACGTCGAATGGTAAGTGCTCTAAAATCCTGTCGCGTCTGCCAACGCGACCATATTGATGTGATTCTGGACTTTGGCGAGATGCCTTTGGCCAATGCCTACCCGCGCACGCCCATCGAACCCGAAAAACGCTATCCTCTTAAGGTGGCTTTGTGCGCTGATTGCGGGTGTGTACAATTGGTTCATACGGTTGATCCGAAGTTGCTTTTTGAAGATTATCTTTACACGTCTTCCACATCAGGCACGCTCGCCACACACTTCTGGAACTACGCACAGGACACCATAGATGAACTTGCGCTTATGCCGCGACGTGATTTTATCGTCGGCATTGGCGGCAATGATGGCCCGCTCGAACGGGCTTATCAACTGCTCGGATTCGAGGTGCTGAACGTTGAGCCTGCCAAGAACATTGCCGCGCTCAGTAAGGCCAATGGTGTTCCGACCATAAACGCATGGTTCAATGAGGAAACAGCGGCAACTATCGTCAAAGAAGACGGTCAGGCATCACTCATCACTTGCAATAACTGTTTCGCTCACATACCAGATGTTCACGCAGTTCTCCGAGCCGTCAAGATACTTCTCGCGCCAAACGGTACGTTCATTTTCGAGAATGCCTATTGGCTCGACACTGTTCTGGGAAATCACTTCGATCAGATTTACCATGAGCACTGCTTTTACTGGACTGTGACTGCGCTGAATCGGTTGCTCGCGGAGCACAATTTGCGCATATCACGCCTCCAGTTCAACCAAAGTCAGGGCGGTTCTATGCGCGTGTTCGCTTCACGTAATGGCTGTTGTGATGAGGAGACGCGAGCTTTTCTCAAAGAGGGAATTTTCGGATTGTCTGAACTATCCACTTACGCTGCATGGCGCAGAAGTATCAAAGAATGGAGAGATGCCGCGCGAGCCTTTCTGGTACCGCTCACCTCGATTGCCTGTTACGGCGTCCCCGCCAAGTTTACCATGCTCAGTACGCAACTTGGATTCACGCCGACACGGATTTCCTACGCCGTCGAAGACAGCCCAATCAAGGTCGGTCGCTTCACTCCCGGTTCACGCATCCCCATCGTTGACCGTGCCCGATTTATTGCTGATCCGCCAGCACACTGCATTATCACCGCCGCTAACTACGCCGATCACATCATTAAATCCAATCCGCAGTATAAAGGAAAATGGATCGTGCTGACGCCTGAACCAAAGGCTATCGAATGAGCTTGGGCGGTAATGTCTGCATCCGTGATGGTGACAAGCTAGATTACCCGTGGCGCGAAGCCGTTCAGTCACTCTTGCCAATATGCGACGTGGTTGTCGTGTGTGACGGTGGATCAACCGATGGAACACTTGAAGCCATCCGAGAGTGGTGCGAGCGCGAATCTAAGTTGCGCTTGTGCTGTTATCCTTGGACCGATCCGAAGGCAGAAATCGACTTCTGGGTTAAATGGCTCAACTTCGCCCGCGAGCATGTTCCTTGCACGCACCATATTCAACTCGACGCCGACGAAATTCTCGATGAGCACAGCTATCACGCTGTTAAGCGTTACCGAGACTGGAACCAACGCCACGCTCTGACGTGTCATCGGCTCAATTATTGGCGCGATCATCGGCATTTGGTTCCGCATGGTGTTTGTCTCGGACATCTAGTTACCCGGCTCGCGCCGACTGACGTTTGGATGCCCAGTGACGGCCAGCACCCGCTTGGGCACGATTGTTTGTCGATGGCGGTCAAGTCTGACATTAAGATTCATCATTATGGATTTCTGCGGCGACCGTCTGCATATTTCGAGAAATCCAAGCGTCTGCACGGTTATTTCTTTGGATCGTACGACGACCGTCTGACCAAAGCCGAAGCCGACACCGTGCATGGCGGCAATTGGATGGATGAAATCAAAAACGTGGAATGGACGAACCAGCTTATCCAGTATGACGGCCCGCACCCCGTTTTGGCGCATCGGTGGCTAAACGAAAGAGGTTATCATGTCTGAGACCGCTCGTTACAGGCATCTCACCCGGAAGTATTGCCTTCGTTCAGACGGCGAACCTGGATGCGGCGTGGACCTTGCGAGCGGCGGCGATCCGGTTGTGCCTTGGGCGTGGCAACTCGAACTGCCGCACGATGAGTACATGTTTTACAACTGCAATCACCCTGTGCGCGGCCCAATCCAATTACGCGCTGATGCCACGCACCACAAAGCGGCTGAATCCGATTCATTAGACTGGGTGTACGCCAGTCACCTGCTTGAAGATGTGCCGCAGGAAGATTGGGACCGAGTATTGTTGTTGTGGTCTTCAATGCTGAAACCTGGAGGACATCTCATTATCCTGACTCCAGAGCGGAATCTTTGGGCGTCGGCACTCGCCCGAGGGCAATCACCGAATTGCAGCCATCGCTACGAACCGTTGGTGGGCGATGTGGGACGGCATGGTGCAGCCATCGGATTGCAAGTCATCGAGGACAGATTGACGGCGTTGGATGCAAATGATTACACGATCCTTACGGTATTGCGCCGTTCATAAACCATCCTTGCAGTCTGTCTGACAAGGGCGTATAGCCAAGGTGGAATGCAATTTCAAGATGCTGCTACGGTGGAAAGCATAGTTTGGGCGCTCCGAACCGTCGAATGGGTTCGAAGCCAGAACCGTGAGAAAATCGACCGGCTCGCAGCGGGTTTTCCGCCTTACCCAGAAAACGAATCACAGAATCGTGTCGTAAATGCCAATGATCTGTCGCTTACGCGACTGGCGCACGACGCACGCGCTCAACTTTATTCTGGGTTTTTTAAGCCCGGAAATGCTTTCACGCTTCGCACAGACATGGGACCGCAGCATAAGAGGTCCGACCGTGGCGCAATCGTCACGAAGGAAATCAATGCGCCATTGAAGCGGTCGATGGAGTATTATGAGCTTCAACGCTCGAAGATTGCTCAGGATGTCCTTCATGGAATTGGCATCGGCGTTTGGAATTCTTCACAGCTTTGGTGCGCTGATCCGACCGCAATCAGCGATGTACTGATTCCAGCCGGCACTTTGCTTACGTTCAAGAATCTGCCGTTTTTCGCTGTATGCCGCGAGTACACTGCGGAAGAACTTTACCGACTCACGCACGGTCCCGTTGTTGATCCGGGGTGGAACATGAAGGCCGTGGATGCCGCCGTGCAATGGGCATCAAGGGAAACTGCTCGGCTCATGGGAAATAACTGGACTGAGACATATTGGTCGCCGGAAAAACTCGGTGAACGGATGAGGGAGAACAGCGGGATATATGCGAGCGACATGATTCAAAGCATTTCGCTCATCGACTTTTTCTTCAACGATTGCGAGAGCAAAGAGGCGGGCTGGAAGCGCAGAATTGTCTTCGACGCTTGGGGAGGTTACAGCAATTATGGTCCCCAGAAGCTCACACCTGATAAAAACTTGATCGGCGGCAGAAACCAATGGGTTTACAATTCAGGAGATCGAGTTTATGCATCGAAGCTCTCCGAGATTATCCATTTTCAATTTGCTGATTTGTCACCGACTTCACCTTTCCGCTTTCATACCGTTCGTTCTTTGGGTCACATGCTCTACGACGCCTGCCACTTACAGAATCGGTTGCGATGCTCATTTGCGGAGGCGGTCTTCGAGAACCTCATGTTGTATTTTAGAGTAAATTCACGAGACGACGCCGAACGAGCGTTGAAAATTGAACTTGTGAATCGAGGCTTAATCGATCCTTCCGTTCAGTTCATTCCTCCGCAAGAGAGATGGCAACCCAATCCGCAAATGATTGAGTTGGGCATGGCGCAGTACCAGCGAATTATCGACGACAACAGTAGTAGTTATGTCCAGAATCAAAATCTAAGCAAAGATCGCGTCGAGCGTACCAAGTTCCAGGTAGCTGCCGAAATCAATGCGATGATGACGCTTGTTTCGGCTGCTCTCCAACAAGCGTATAAGTACCAAACGGCGGAATATTTAGAATTACTACGCCGATTCTGCATCCCCAACTCCCGCGACCCAGACGTGCGCGAGTTCCGCGTGCGTTGCCTGAAGCGCGGCATCCCAGAGAAGATGCTTGTGCCCGAGGCGTGGGACTTGGAACCGGAGCGCGTGATGGGCAGCGGCAATAAGACGCTGGAAATGGCGATAGCGCAGCAACTCATGGAATGGCGACCCGCATTCGGCGCAGCCGCGCAGCAGACCATTCTGCACGACTCGGTGCTCGCGATTACCGACGACGCGGCGAAAGCCCGGGCGCTCGTGCCAGAGCAAGAGCAGGTCAGCGATGCGCGGCACGACGCGATGCTGGCGTTCGGATCACTCATGGCCGGCGGCGAAGTGCAATGGAAAGCCAACACTGACCGCCTCGAAGTCATTGAAACGCTTCTCGGTGAAATGGGATTGAAGTTGGCGCAGATGGCTCAACTGCCAATGCCTACACCGCCCGATGTGCTTGGTCTTGGAAATGTCGCCAAACATGCCGACGCCCTCATCCAAGAGGTCGGCAGAGACCCCAACCAGCGCGAACGCTTCAAACGCTACAGCGATGCTTTGGGTAAGTTGCTTAATGACGTGAAGAAATTCGCCCAGCAAGTGCAGGAGCACATGGACGCGCAGAATGGTGACGGTGGTTTGGATGCTGAGACCCGAGCTAAGATTGAAGCAATGCTCATTACGGCAAAGGCAAAAGCCGCGAACACTCGCGAAAGTCACGCCCAAAGGACGGCGCAGCGTCAGGCGCAATTCCAACTTGAACAGCAGCGCGACGACGAACTGCACGCACTCGAAATGCAGCGCGAGCTACAGCGCCAGCAGACAGAGGACGTGGCGCTGGACCTCAAGACAGCCAGCGAGATTCGCCGCGACCGCGCCAAGGCTGCGGCGGAACCAGAGAATAAACCGGCATCAGAATGAGTGCAAAAATTGATGATGCGACGAAGTTTGCTGAGTGGTTGTTTGACCAAACTCCGCGTTACGACGAATTGATTCTCGCGGATATGGATAAACCCCGATTAAATGCTTTGCCGCAGGATGTTCGCCTGTTACCAAATCCATTGCGCCGTGTGTATTGCGCTCGCTGTCCTGAACGTAGAGCCGCCAAGAGGCTTCGGATGAAGTTGTGGAAATTTCGTAGTGAACGCGAGCGGGCCAGTATCCTTTTGGAACAACGGTTGAAGAAATGGATTAAGGCATTGCCCAAGAATCGTCGCATTAAAGAGCGAAAATTGCGATGGTTCAGACCGTCTCAAGGCTGGATTGGCCATGTTGTTACCGGGGTTTATCCTCAATCGAATGCCTTAGAGCGATTCAAACGCATCTTCCCCAACGTCACACAACAATGGCAGAATGAACCTTGACCGCATCCGTGCTCGCATCGAAACGGACCCGCTTTATCGCGGCAGGATATATGAGCACTTTAATTTTCACATGCGCCGTTACTGGGCTTCGCTTGATGCCGGGCAATGGCCGATGCGTCAGAACGCACGCAGTAGTTTTTTTCTTGGAATGGCGCTTGAGGAAAACTGGGATGGATTAATTGAATGGAATCGAAAATGACCAACGCACCTGAAATTGAACCGTTACCGCCGCTGCCGCCGAACCAGTGCGTGCTCGCTGTGCGCCCCGCCGCAGACCGCGCTCACACGTTCCTTCGGCTCACATACGACGTGACGCATTTGAGCGAAGACGCGCAAAAGTTGCTCGTGTTCTCGATGACTGAGGCGCTGACGCAGTTGGAGAAGGGCATATTGGAAATGAACCGCATCGAAGTCGCGGCAAAATTGGCGCAGCGCGAACGCATTGAAGGATTCCGCAAGAGCGGCAACGGCGACCAAACGACGACTGAATGAATACTTCTCCGAAGCAACGGTTCCTCGAACAGAAAGCGCAGGCGCAACAGTTCCTCGACATCGTGGACAGTGAAGTTTTCACGCGGGCCAGCGAGCTTGCGATGCTCGCGTTTCTTGACGAGCTTAACATGGCCAACGTGAACGATGCCGCAGCGAACTATTTCCGCATCGACGGCGCGAGGCGATTCTTGCAAATCCTCAAGGCATTACCGGAACCGCCGAAGCCACAAGCGGCAAAGCCGAACTACAACCTCAGCCACGAGTTGAAATAAATATGGCCACTGAAGCGCCTCCCGCGCCGACCTCAACAGTAACACCGCCCGCACCTACGCCCGCCAAAACGCCCGCGCCCGCACTGAACCCGATGGAGCGTGCGTTTCAGCGCATGGACGAGAGCGCCGTCGAAGCCGACCTCTCTGCGCCTGACCCGATGAAGACGGTCAAGGCCAAGGCAAAGCCCGCGCCCAAGAACGAACCGCCTCCGAAACCTGCGCCAACCACGCCCGAAGGCGACGAACTCGAAGGCGATACACCGCCCGCGCCGAAGGACAAGGCCACCGATACGCCGCCGCCCAAACCTGAAGACGAGGCTCTGACCGAAGCCGAACTCAAGGACGAGAAGCCGCCGCAACAAGCCGGCCCGTGGAAGCTCAAGAAGTACTGGGAGAAACGTGCCGCCGCTGTCGAGCAGGAGCTTGCTGAGACCAAGAAGCGCGTCATTGACCCGGTGCAGACTGAGGCGACCACGAAACGGCTCGCCGAAATCGAGAAACGCAATCAGGAACTCGAAGAAGAAATCCGCTACCACAATTACGCCAAGTCCCAGGAGTTCGCCGATAGATTCCAGAAGCCTTACGAGGAAGCCTGGGCCGCTGCCGCGTCCGAACTCGCTGAACTGGACGTGCTCAACGAGGACGGTTCTGTCGCCCGTAAAGCCACGCCGAAAGACCTGCTGGCGCTCGCAAACATGCCGCTGGGTGAAGCACGCAAGGCCGCCAACGCGATGTTCGGCGACAGCGCCGATGACGTGATGGCGCATCGCCGCAAAGTCCAAGACTTGTCCAAAGCCCAAGCCAAGGCGCTCGAAGACGCACGCAAGACCGGCGACCAGCGCGTGCAACAAACCACGGCCAAACAGGAAGCCATTGCTCGCGAAATCACCGACCTCTATACCAAAACCAACACCGACATCGCCTCGCGCCTGGAAATCCTCAAGCCCAAGGAAGGCGATGACGAATGGAATTCCAAACTCGATTCCGCTGTGAAGCTCGCCGACGATGCCTTCTCCCGCAACGCCGCCGATCCGTCCCTGACGCCTGAGCAGCGTGCCGACATCGTGAAGAAGCACGTCGCCATGCGGAACCGCGCCATCGCCTATTCCCCGCTCATGCTCGAAGTGAAGCGCCTCCGCGCACAACTCAAGGAGCGAGACGACAAGCTCGCCAAGTTCGAGCAGAGCGCACCCAACGGCGGGAACGGCGGCAAGGGCCTAGATGCGAAAAAGCCGGAGCCGACCAATCCTATGGATCGCGCTTTCCAGAGGCTCGAAGCCGCTGCTGTGCCGGGTAGTCCGAGGTTTTATTGATTATGAGCGAAGAAACCACGTGGGGACATACAACGAGTACCGCTCGCCTCGAAACCAACGGTCCTGAAGAACGCTTGGTCATCAGTTACGTGCTGTCCAATCGAGAGCCGGTGCGCCGTGAACTCATGCATCGCATGGCCATCGCCGCCCTCGCCATCGCAGAAACCCGCTATGCTTTCCTCACCGACGCCGAAGCCATCGCCGAACTCGACGCCGTCAAGGCAAAGCAGGACTCCATGCACTTCGCGCCGGTCAACGCAGCTTGATATGGACGAAAAAGAGCGACAGCGACAACAGCAAAGAGCAGCGTGGAATGCACGCATTCAGGCAGCGGTGGAAGAAGGCAAACGGCTTGGCATAACGCCGCCGGACGCCGAGTCCGGTATGCGCGAAGAACGCGCATTTGAATGCGGCTATTTTGAAGCGCGCACACGCGCCCGAGGCGGCAAAGCCTGCCCACATCAGCCGTACAGCAGGAAGGAAAGAAATTGGCTGAAGGGTTACGTCGCCGGTTCTCAAGACGCCTTAGATAATATCCCGTGGCCAGGCGTCTGCTCCGATGGTCTCACCCCATTTGACGACGCGCACGGCACGACTTCCGGTTGACTTCACTGATTCATTAGCGTAGCTTCCCATCGTGCGCGTCAGTCCGCATTCCAAATGACTGATTCCGGTTGGTGGTAAGACGCCGGACTTCTGAGGCTTCCGCCTCTGACACCTAATTACCCGAATGAAGTGTAGCGCATGTGCGCCGTTCACGTTCACTCGGCACCTTTAATTAGTTGCGTTAATGCGATTCGCAATCGCCTTGTTACTATGGAATTAAATTGTTGTGCCTTCCCGCAATACTTGGTCGATCAGTGCCCCTACTACGATGAAATGATCGTCTACGATATTAGGCCGACTGATAACACGTGGATCGGCCACGTCGCTACGGGGACGTATCCGCAGGGCCAGGGCGTTGAGCGTCGGCTTGATCGGTTCCGCAACGTGTATCCGAACACGACGAAGACGTGGGTGCGGACGACGTATGCCGGGTGCGTGGGGACGCCATGCGACAAGGACGAGCATTGCATCGGGTGGGGTTCGGAACGGATCACGTATTTTTTGGAGGAGCAATCGTGGGCCACGCCGCTGTTGTGCTTCGACCAGTTGGTGCATATCAGCCACGCCAAGGAGCAATTGGCGCAGATCATCGCGGACATCCTGCGGCCGGCAACGAGCGCGATTCAGAGCACCTTCCTGCGGAAGCGGACGTTTGAGCATTCGCAGAAGAAGCTGATCGCGAACGGGACCATGACGCCGTTTACGGGCGTGTTCACGGTGGTTGGCAACGAAGAAATCTTCTTCGATACATCGGCGAATCCGGCGAACGTGTTCAAGCTGGTGCCGCAGATGTTGCAACGCCAGTTCGGGCCGCTGTTGCGGATTGGTTACTCGGGCAAGAACCCGTTCCACGACATGGCGCCGTTCGTGCAGGTGGTCACGTCGATGGAGACGGCGTGGGAACTGGACCGGCTCGGCGGCTCTACGGGCTGGGGTGCCAACGCACCGGCGCTCGCCGCCAACTGGCGCTTCACCGAGTTCACCGCCGCCGACAAGTACTGGAAGTACGGCTTCAGCGGGCAGCTCGGCAATTTCCTCGTGCGCGTGGACCCGTTCGAGCTTCGCTTCAATTTCGTGCTCGACCGCGGCGCCGGCGTCGGTGTGAACCGTTACCGTTACCAGATCATTCTGCCGTACCGCAACGAAGTCACGAGCGGTCCCGGTGATTGCGGTGATCCTGGCCTTGGCTCGGTCGATAACCCGGACTACGAAACCGCGCAGTTCGCTTTTGTGTTCATCACGCATCCGCGTGGGATCACGGCGCTCATGTTCGATTCCTCGCCGGTCAATCCTGAAATGCCGTTCTCCTCGCGCAATTGGGCCGGGCGCTGGAGTTTCGTGATGCATGATTTGGGTGCAGACCGAAATGGAAACGTCATCGAAAACAAACGCGGGAACAAAGGCCAATTTATTGCAGACTGGCAGCAGGCGATTCGCCCTGAGTACCCTGAATTTCTCATCACCTTCTTTGCCAAGCGCGAACCTGCGTGTGTCCCCCAGTTGGGTACCTGCAACCCGTTTCCAGGCTACCCGTCGCAATCGTACAACAGTTGTAACGATCTCTGTGAGGACGGGTCTCTCGTACCGCCGGAAGAAACATAAATCGTGAGTTTAATCTCGCTTCGCGCTCCGAGATTTGTCACGCTCGGAGCGTGAACGACATCACGGTTATTCATCTCGTGAACGGCGGCTTTACAATTGTCGATGCTGACTTGTTCCCTGAATTAAATCAGGAGAGATGGTTCAGAAATTCTGGAGGATACACAGTCCGCCAATGGACACGCCAAGGGCTTCACGGTGACGAAAAACTTCACAATCGCGTTAATCGCACTCCGAAAGGATTCATCGGAGATCATATCAACAGATGCCGATGCGACAACACGCGAAGGAATTTGAGAACGGTAACAAAATCTCTAAACGCCTTGAATCAGGACGCCAAAGGCGTTTCGTTTCATCCCGCATCTGGCCTGTGGCGAGCACGTCTGAATTTTAACGGCAAAGAAACAACTCATTATTTTTCAACAGAATCAGAGGCCAAAGCTGACCGGCAGAAAATGGTCGATGCTGAATTCGAGAAGTTTGCAGAAGAACTTAAACGGATTCAGACGGTTTATGAACCTCCAGTAAAACTTCCAAAGCACGCTCGCAAATCAATTCCGATGACGCGGGAGGAATGCGTTGACGGCGACATTGCCAGAATCCCATTGCTGCGCGGCGGTCATGCGATTATCGACGTGGACTTGTTCGACGAGCTTTCAAAAATTCCGTGGCGTCGTTCTGACAGCAATCATGTCGCTGCGTGGGTCTCTGGAAAATATCTCTATCTACATCAAGCGGTGCATAAACCCGCTGATGGCGTCATCGTCGATCACATCAATCGGAACCCGTTGGATAATCGGCGGTGTAATTTGAGAGATTCCAACGACCGCCTGAATCGCGGAAACATCGAAAAATTCGATGGCGATTACACTTCTGAGTTCAAAGGCGTTTCGTGGCACAAACTCAGTAAGAAATGGATTGCTCGCATTCGGATTGATGGCACGCTGAAACATCTCGGATATTTTCGGTCGGAAATCCAAGCCATGTGCGAATACAACAAAGCGGCGAAAGCGGCGTTCGGCGAATTCGCCTGCCTGAACGTGCTCCGATAATATGGGAAAATTAGTCATCGGCCCCGAAGGCTTCGTTGATCTGCGGCGCAACCCGCCGGCGACGCGCGTGCAGGTGCAAGGCGGTCTGGAGATGCCCGAGGCGCGGCAGAGCGTGGACGTGGTAGCGGAGCCGCCGGCGCTGGAGAAAGAGGAAGTGTTGCCAGCGATCCAGAAGACGACGGAGGGGCTTGGGCAGTCGGTCGCGCCTCCGGTGACGGTGCCGAAGGGTCGGGTAGCGCCGAAGCTGATGCGGATAGAGAGCGTGGACGGGCCGCCGTGTTACGCCATCGTGAGCAAGAGCCAGTGGAATCGGCTGTCGCGGTGGAAATGGTCGGGTACTCGGTCTGGATTTCTCTTTAGAAAAATCCAGACATCGAGTGGCGAGACGATTATTTCTTGGCTACATCGTGAGGCTGTACACTGCAATCGCAGCGACAGGTTCGTTGCCTTCATTTCCGGTGATGAGCGAGACTGCACTCGCGGAAACATAAAGATTGTCGCGACCAAAGAGGAAGTTAAAGCGATACGCCGCGCAGCACTGGAAAGGAGCGCACATGGCCAAGCCTGAGCAAGATTATGCGTCTCTTAATGGGGCAAGAAACGCTCTCTCTGTACTCCATCCCAATCTCAAGCGGTTGTGAACTACATGAGCATTGATACCGAACTGTTCGGCGAGTTCCGCAAGACAAGCCGTGACTCCATTCACGGTAAGAATGCGATTCGTGCGCCGATTTCTCGCTTGTCGTTTTGGCGTGTCCCAACAGCAATTTCCGGGTTCATAATTTCCATCGTTGTCTTTACGCTCCAAGCTCAATCCGGGTGGCGGTTCTCCCATGTCAGCGAGGAAATTTTCAAATCGCATCCATCTCTCGCAAACTTTAATTCCCCGTGCCCCGTGCCATCGAAAGCTGATGTCGTTGGAATTGTAACAGCGTCGGTGCATCCTGCGCCAAGCGCCATAAACGCGAGTCTTCTTACCTTTGCTGGTGTGTCCGTGTCTGATTTGGAATTGCATAACGGTGGTAGTGCATCGTTGTGTTTAGCAGTGGGCGACCGGCAGCAACCGGCGCTCGCTGCGATTATGGAGAATTGACATGGCCAAGCAAGACAACTTTTACGACGAAGACCTTGACCAACCCATCGCGGACCCGCGCAATCCTGACAATGACGACTCGAAGGACGAGAACGAATACCAGACGTTTCTTGCGCCGAAAGCGGCGTTCGCTGGCAAAGACCTCGACGTGGGCGCGGTGCATCGGGTGAAGATCGAGCGCGTGTTGCAGGATGAGCTTGAGCTTCGGTGCATCCAGAAGGGCGGCGATGACGAGGAAGATGATGGAGGACTTTACGAATGACCGCAGCCCAAGTACAAACCCTGATTGATAGCGTCCCGTGCGACCTGTGCAATGCTCATCCCGAATTGCAGTGGTATCTGGTCCTCGCGGCGATGATCGACATAGCCAATGGAGACCCCGTGCCAACGACTACTCAAGGACTGATTACCGAAGCAGAATGCTTATTCTGCTTAGTTCCTCCCGGCCTTCTGCCATATTTGATGGTGCAGGCGCTTCGAGACATTTCAAGCGGAGGAGGCGGCGGTGCTGCTGCTGGCGCTATGCCATGCACCGTGGGTATTCCGGTAGCTGCGCCGAGTACGCCATGCGCTCTCGCGGTCGATAGCGTTGACGGCACGATCTACGAGTACTACGCCGGCGCTTGGCACTGACCAATCTATGAAACGATTTCTTGCGGTCATTGCGCTGTTGATTTGTTTCTCGGCGCGAGCGGCCATCTTCAACAACAGTTTCACGACGAATAATCCCGGCCAAGTGCCTGCGCCGTTGTTCACGACCACATCGACGCTGTTTCCTTTGATGGTGCTGAACACCGGGTTCAGCAATCAATTCATTCAGTATTCGCCGTCGCTGTTTATGACGGGCACGAACGGGTTTCTTCGCGGCACACTCAACGCTGGTAGCGGTAACTTCACGAACTTCCTTCGGTTGAACGGCGCGGACGTGCTCACCAACGCCCCCGGCAGCGGCATCACGAACTCGGGCACAGGCACGGCGAACACGCTGGCGAAGTGGACGGACACGAACTCGCTGGGCAATTCGCACATCACCGACAGCAGCGTAGCCGCGATGACGGCTGGTATAACTAACACGGCTGGAGCCAACCTTTTTGCGAGCGGCGAAGGCTCTTTGGCTGGCGGCAGTTCTGGCTTCGAGATTGACGCGACAGGGAATGGCTCGCTGGCTTGGGGAATTACTGACAGCGGTTCAACTTTGGCCGCTCAAAACCCTGGCTCAATAGCCTTTGGCAGCGCCACTGGAACTGGGTCCATCTTGTCTAGTGGACTTGGATCATTCGTCGGCGGAAGTCTGGATGGAAACGGACTATTGCAGGCAAACGGCAGTGGCGCGTTTGCTTTCGGAAGTGCTTCTGGTGACGGACAAATTGTGGCGACAGCCAACGGCGCAACTGCATTCGGAGAATCGACGGCTGCTGGCGGAACGATAAATGCGAACGGAGGCGGTAGTTTTGCCATTGGCAATGTGGCTGGAGTGAACGGTCTGATTTTGGCCAGCGGTTCAGGGTCATTCGCTGGCGGAAGTGCAGAGGGAACAAATCAAGCCACAGCTCAAGGCTCGTTTGTGTGGGGATTCAGCGATAGCGGTGAACGCATCGACGCGACCGGAACTGCGTCATTCGCCTTTGGCCAAGATGTATCCAGCACGGCTGCTCACGCCTGGACATTCGGTCGGCATTACACGAACAGCAGTGAAGGATTCAGTGTCGGTCTTGACGGTGTAGCAGTGTTCCAAGCTGATTCGACTGGGATTGCCACTGCCGGTCAGCTTTTTATTTCCGGCCAAACCGGATTCCCTTACACCGATGACGGCACGCAACTTCTCCGCAACGGCGTGCCGGTGGGCGGCGGGGGCGGGAGCACTAACCTTGTGGATAGCGGTGCCGCTGTTCTTCCGGTCGTAGATAACGTCACAGACCTCGGTACGAATGGCTTTCGGTTCTTGAACTTCTGGTCTTACGGACTCGACATCGACGGCGACATCCGCGTGAGCGGCAACATCAGCCCGCGCGATGTGCCGTATATCTGGCCGGTGGCGCAGGGCGCAGCCAACACTATCATGGTCAACGACGGCACGGGCGTTCTGTCGTGGGAACCGAGGACGAATTCGATAGCTGCTGCGCCAGCCAATGGCATCAGTCCGGTGATTGCGCTGACGATGACCGGGACCAACGTGGACGCGAACCAGATCGACTGGAACGCGACGAACGTCTGTTACCGGATTACTCTCACAGGAAACGCTTTCTTTGGCAGTGGCGTCTGCATTAATGTTCCAGCGACGAACAATTTCAAGTGGATTCAGTTGAATCTCGTGCAGGACGCCACGGGCAGCCACTTCGTCACCTTCACCAACTCGATCTATGCTGGACCGGGCGGGACGTTCGCCTATACGACCAATGCCTCGGCGTGGGATAGTCTCGTATTGATTAACAGTCCGCAAACGAACGGCAACATCGCGGTGCTACCCAGTAATTTTTTGCACCGCTAACAATGATTGTAGCTTTGCGTTCTTGGGCGCGAAGAAAGCCAATTCAACCGGCCATCCACGATGGAGTCTCATTAACACGCGGCCTGCATTTACCTGAAAACGCTCAATCAATTCCGCGACGCACGCAGTAACACCGCGAACGGTCTCAATGCGATTGACTGTGGTGTTTCGCATTTGTTGAGTGCGATTAGCCCAACGCACGTTGCCTGGTTCGTAATTGCCATTCGGATTTGGATAGCGGTCAATCTCCAATCTCGGAGGACATTCGCCATTATCAGTCAAAAACTTTTCGTAAGAATCGAACCAAGGCTGATACATCTTGACGCCCTTTCCGCCATAATCCTTCCAATCCTGATGGTGTGGATTTGTGCAGCGACTTTTCATCCCGCACCAAATCCGATAGGTGCGCGTGCGATTTTTAGGGCGACAATGCCCATGTTTGAAATGTCGCGCATAACAATCGACGCAGGCTTGACTGATGCCGTATCGAAGGCTTCCGTTTTCTACTTCAAATTGCCTGTTGCATCCGGTGCACAGGCAAAGACTGTACGTGATCCTTTCTCCGCACGGCTTTGTTCGAGACGGGGCATCGGCGAGAACTTGCCACTTGCCAAAGATGAGTCCAACCAGCGAGATTCTTTTAGACATGACGTTCGTCTTTCAATTTCCGACGTTGTGTTCAGCAGTGGCCGTCCAGCGATAACTGGCGGTCACTGCGAAATTACAATATGACGCGCCTGATTGCACTTCTTTTATTGCTGCTTTTGCCGCTGCATGCCCATCCTGTGCGCTGCGCCTTCGATGAACAGGTCGTGCGCTGGAACGCCTACTGCCTGCTGAACAACGCGACGCCTACGCAACCGTCGGCGCTGAACAGCACACAGTCGATGTTGGCCTCGTCGATATGGATGGGCGCAGTGCGTGCCGCTGGACTTTTCCCGGGAAACATCTTTCGAGCGAATCTATTCTGCGGCGGCAGTTACGGCGGAACCAACGGTTGCGGCGACAGCATCACTTTGACGAACATCGGCTCACCGCAGGTGCCGCTCATCAACCAAGTCGGGTTCGAGTATGACAAGCCGATTGTGTCTGGCACGAACGAGAACTCGGTCCAATCCAGTTGGAAATACATCGAGACCGGCTCATCAGGCGGACTGGGCCAAGTATCGTCAGCCAATTTCGTCGCGTTCGACACGCAGATCGTGCCCAATGCGGTGAGTTCGTGGCAGAACGACGCACATGCCGCCATGTATATGACCAGCGGCGGCACTGAGGCGGCGTATATCCTTGGCGCGTCAGACGCCGCAGGAGCCAACCTAATTGCAATGACGGCAGCCGATCCTACCGTAGGACAAATAACATTGCTGTGGGGGCAGACGGGGTTTCCAAATTCCACCAACGACGCGAGCGGTCTTGGCTTGTACGTGGGGACGCGAACATCGAGCGCCACGAACGGAGTGAAGCAGTATCACAACGCCACGGCGACTGGCTCAAGCACTTCAGTCAGTGGCGACCCGGCAAGCATCGCTGCGCCAATTTCAATCTTCACTGTCAACCAGACCCTCGTGGGCTACGTATTTCGGTCGGGCCACCTGAGCGGTGGCTATGACCTTGGCCGCGCCCTCACCGCCGCGCAGGAAGCGCAGCTTTACGATGCGTGGCAACGGTTCCAAACGCTGTTGCAACGGCAGAAATGACCCGACGAGACAAGGCGTGGGCTATCGCGTTCACGCTTTTCTGGCTCGCGGTCATGGTCCTTTGCGGTTACATTCTCAAACCATGAAAAAACTAATCTTGCTTCTCATGTTCGCAGTTGAGGCACAGGCCCAGGTAAGAGTCCCGATTGCAGTCAACAAATGGCAGCTATGGAATCGGGCCGTGAACCGGCTTCCCATCCACGCCGTCGCTGGTGGCGGCATCGGGTTTGACTTTGAAGTTTCAGCACAACCTGATCCGAATGCCGGTCCGACGTGGAATGGTTATCTCGTATCGAATGTAAAAAATATCTCGCTCACAGGTTCTGAGATTGTCGTCACATTCGCCATCGCTGCGGATCCAAGCGTAATCTGGAACCACGCAAGCGACTCATGGAACACCAACCCGCCTCCGGCAAATTTTCACGTTTACGTTCAGACCAGCGACGCAAACAATTGCAAGGAGTTATTCGGTATATGTGTTTCGCCACAGTTGCGTTGGTGGAGCAATCCGGGGAGTTTCACGCTGACTGACACTGGCGGAGCGGTGGAACTGCACGTCCCCATCACGCCCGAGAATTGGAGTGAGACCGATGGGTCGCCAGCGACTGATCCTGTGTTCTACCCTTACTGGGTTCAGACAATGAATAATCCGAAGTGGGTGGGGATAACGTTCGGCGGCGGCAGCTTCTTCGGCCACGGTGTCAACGTCACGCTGCAACCAGGTGTCGCGGTGCCAACGTTCACATTGCTCGGTTGGGAGACGAGATAACTAGAGAAAAAAAAACATTATGAGCGAACAAGTCACATCAGCAATCCGGAGCGTCCTTAAAATCGGTGGCGGTTGGCTAATTGCCAAGGGCTACACCGACAACTCAGGCGCTGAAATGGTAATCGCCGGGATCATCGCAGCGGCGGGTATTGTGTGGTCCTGGGTACATCATCAAGCAAATACACCAATGTCGAAGCCGTGACCCGCCTGACCCTCAAAAGCGCGTGTCTCATCCTCGACCTCGAATCGCCTGACGACAGAAAACTGTTGTCCAACGCTGACCGAGACGAGTTGATGGCGCAGGCCAAGCGGCAATACCGCACGCTACTGAAACGCGAGCACCCCGATAAGAACGGCCTTGGGAACGCGCACGAACGCACAGTCGAACTGAACGAGGCATATAAAGTGGTCAAGGCGCTGACTCGCCGACGCCTCACGGTCACGGAGTATTTCGCAACTCTCACGCAGAAGGAACAAAAGGCGCGAGCAGACAGGAAGCCGAGGGAACGGAGCGGACCGCAACCTGTCGGCCAGTATTCGACGGATGGAACTTTCATCAGAGAATGGCCCTCAATCAAAGACGCCGCGAAAGCCATCGGAATAGGCCGTCAGTACCTGAATCGCCACGTCTATAACGAAGGCCAGACCATAGCTGGCTACAAATGGAAAGTAATCGTATGAAAAAAGCACTTCTAATCTTGGCCCTGGCGCTGTGGGCGCTGGCTGCGAGCGCAGCGAACACCAACCTTGTCTGGAACCCGTCTCCGGGCGCGACCAGCTACCGCGTCTATGCGTCGGTGGGCACGGCAGCGTTTGCGCCCATCCTGGACTTGACCGGGAACACCGCATCGGTGCCGGTGGCGATGACCGGCCCAACGCGCTTCTATGTGACGGCGCTGAACAGTGTCGGTGAATCCGGCCCGTCGAACACCGTGACGAACAACCCGGTGCCAGTGCCTCCAAGCGGTCCGGTCATCACGATGGTCGCGCCGGGGTTGTCCTCGACCAACATCGCCATCGGCCAGAGCGTCAACATCACGGCGCTCATCCAGAACACGGGCGACGCGGACTTCGTTGCGGTGGACGGCGCATTGACGCTGTTGCCGCCCGGTGCGACGCGCGACAATGGGCCGTATATCCACATTTCTGTGGTGTCGCCACCGCTCGTAGTGAGCGCAAAGGGCGCGGTGTCGATAACAGGAACATGGACCGCGGCCCCAGGATCAACGCTCGGCGTTTACACAGCATATATGGTGATAAAGTCTTCGGCTGGAGTGTGGACCGCGAGTCCGTACTCGTATTTTACCGTTAGCCCTGCACCAGCGCCATCAGTCCCACCCCCTCCGACAAATTTGCAGATACATCAAACGTCTGCGACTCGATTAAATCTCTCATGGCAAGGAGTTCTCACGGCCTCAACCGAAGTCGAACGCAATGAAGAAAACACCACATTCAAACGAGTGGCAACGGTCTCCCCTGGAATTTTGACCGTCGATGACGCCATTCGCAGGCGAAGAAATTACGCGTACCGAGTTCGGCAGCGAAACAACATGGGCGTGTCAGATTATTCAAACATCGCGAAGTTTAGCGCGCCTTAGAACTGGTCGGCTGACGGCTTCCTCATGCGTCAGTTTTCCCGACTGTAATCTTTGCCAGAGGGTTTTCTTGGACATGCCATATTCCTCAGCCCACGCCGAAATGCAGGCGGTTTTACCAAACGCCGTCAGCAAGTTATTTGTCCGCATGTTTCGTTGCTGTTCCTTTCGCGTAGCCCATCTGCAATTGGATTTTTCGTAATTGCCATCTTTATTCGGCCAACGGTCTAAAGTCTTCCCCGTCGGTCGTTCGCCCATATCAGCCAGGAAGTCTTCAAAGCGTAGCCAACGCTCACAGATCGTAATTCCGCGCCCGCCATAATCCTTAAATTGTCTCGTGTGGGGATTAGTGCATCGCTGAATCATAGCAGCCCACGCGCCATACGTTGTCGAGCGGTGCTGGCCTGCGTGCCCGTGCTTAGATTTTATTTGATTGCAGCCGCATGATTTTGTGCCTCCACCGATAAGCGCACCATTCTGGACAACCTTCTCGGTCCCGCAATCGCACCTTACCCAGCTCGTTCTGCGAGGCTTTTGGTTCTCTGTAGGTGGGCCTTCAGCGAAAACGAAAAGCCTTCCAAAGCGACGCCCGATGATATTTAGTTTTGCGGACATAACGGTTCTCCATCAACTGTTGTTTCAAGTGGCGGCATCCGGCGACAACCGGATGTCGCTGCGATTCTGTAATCTTTTGGGCTGACAATCAAGGCAATGTGGGCGAACTTTCCCAATGGAAAAAGGGCACAGCATCCGACCGGACGACTGTAAAACACGCTGGAACGTCGATAGCCTGCACGCGCACTTCGAGCGCTGGCTGCTCAACCTGGAGAAGCATTACGACGCGCGGCTGGCTGAGATGAAGGAGGCGACAGCGACAGCTTTGGTCGCCGTTGAGAAGCAGACCAACGCCGCGTTTGCCGCGAACAAGGAGTCGGTGACCAAGACCGAGCAAGGCCAGCTCGCTTACAACGCGCAGCACAACGATTTGACGCGCAAAATGGAGGCTCAGGCCGCACGGTTCGTTGACCGCGAACGCTTAGAGGAGTACGAAAAGCGCTTCGACGCCAAGCTGGAGGCGTTGAAGGAAGACATTGGACGGTTGCAAGAAAGCCGGGCGGAGGGCGGAGGACGGCGCGAGACGCAGCAGGAGCATCGGCAGCAGGCGAACTGGACCGTGAGCCAGGTAATCTCCACCATCTTCGGGTTGCTCGGCGTGCTAACGTTCGGACTTGCGCTGGTGCAGTTTTTCCTCAAGAGTAAGCCATGACTCGCCAACCCGACCCGTTCGCCAAAGTCCCGCCGCTGGCCATGTTCGCGCTGGTGGCAGCGTTCTGTATCGTGCCTGTGGCGATACATACGGGTTGCGCCAGCTTCTCGTCGCAGCAGACGGAGACGCAGATGGACGGCACGAAGCGCGAGACGCACATTCACGTCTCGACGCTGTTTGATGCGAAAAGCGACCTGACCAAGCTGCGGGCCACGACGACGGACAAGCAACAAGGCATGAGTCTCGCGGGCCTGTCGGAAAGCTCCTCCTCGACAAACCTCGTGCAAATCCTGCAACTCATCGCGGCCATCGCAGCGGCCACGGCAAAGTGAAGCCCTACCAACGCGAGCAACGCCGGTTCAACTTCGCCGAGACCGTTCAGGTTGACCCCGCCTACGCCGAGCAGGAACGCCGGTTCAAACGCTGGCTCGCACGGCGCAAAGACCTCTGGAAGATGCTTTGCAAGCGATGGTGACGTAACCCGCCTGCCAGCAACATGCCAAGTTTTAGGGGGATTAACCCCATAGCGCCTACGGTGTTTGCCTGATACGTTAGGGGATGCCAAAGGACCACGATGAACATGGCAGTCGGCTTGAACGTCTCGTTGAGGGCGTTCAAGATGCCCTGTTAGCTACTGAGCGTGCAAACGCCGCTCGGCACCGCCAGGAGCGCCCACCATGCGCGTTGGCCATCGGAGCGACCGATAATCAGTAAGGGATTGATTGATCGCATATTTCACATTCCCATCGCATTCGTGGTGAAACCGCTTGGTTGGTTCTTCCGATTCGCTGGCGAGTATCCCAACCGATTTTGCTTCTTGCGCTCTTGTAATTCTCGGCCTGTTTCCAACCCGACGCCTTGTAAATCGTGCCTTTGTGCTTATCCAAGTCTTGATAGGAAATCAGCCGTCTAACTTCAGGAAACCGTTTCATAATGTCCCGGCGCATCCAACCAAGCATCCGTGACGCGGTGAATCGCGGGGCGTCAGGGGCAATGGCGAACCGTCGCAACTCAAGCCAAGTCTGTTGGGGCAACAGCCGGGCGACGGGATTGGACCACGCGGCCACGGCATAAAACACGTTGTTGCACTCTGCGGCGTAGCACAGGCGGAAATGCGAGTTGCCGATCTTCGGCAGGCGCGAATGCCAATCGCTGTTGAGTTGCTTGAAAACTGACTCGTTCACACAAGCAAACCGAAGTTGGAGCACGGAGGTCGGAGTTGAACCGCCGTATTCCGCTTGGAACAGCGGACATGCTATCCTTGCATCATCCGTGCAGATTGAATTCATTCGCGTTCTTTCTTGGCGATGCAGCGGTGAAAGTTTGTTTAGATTCATTCATGGTAAAAGCATGTTTGAGTTCAGCGGCGGCATCGGCGCATACCGATGTCGCTGCGATCTTGGCAAAACCCCCTGCGAAGTCAACCCTCCCGTCGCTTATACGGCAACCGTTCCTTTGGCATTGCGGTGCGCTTTCTCGGTGCGCGACCTTCAACGCGGAGCAAAGCGCCTGCCGCGTCCCTGACCATCGTCTCGGTGCGCTGCTCTTTCTTGGTGATGCCCCATCCGAAGCTAATCGTGCGGGCAAAGGTGCCGTCGGGTCGCGCGGTATAGCCGGTGAGATTCACGCCGCAACATACCACACTTCACTCGCTCCATTCGCGCTCGTTCATAGCATCTCAATCGTTACGGTGACGCCTTCTTCCTCGGCGGTAGCGCACTTCTCGGAAACGACCTGCCCTTCCAGAACGTCCCATCCGTCGCCAGGAAGGATACCAAGCGGTTGTACCAGCAAATCCTGTAAGCGTTTGAGGCTGCCCCCTCCGGCGTTATCCCAATCCATTGGCCTTCGACTACGCACGACGAATCGGATCGCAAAGCGCGGAGCAGAGCCAGAGCCGCGCGACGTTTCTCTCGGTGCTGGACCGTCCAATGGGCGCCCTTGAGCGCGTTCTGACTCAACGGCAGGTAGCCCTTGAGGTGGATTGTGATTCTTGCCATAGAGATGCGGGTTGCGACGACGCACGGACTCAGACACGTTTTGCGGCACGGATTTCATTGCGGTGCGTTCGTATCTTCGTGCAATTGATCTTCCTGCTTGCAAATCGGACAAACCTCGTTCTCGGCCAGCAATCCCTGCCATTTACAGCGCCAGCACTCGACCGGATAACGATGCACAGTCTTCGCCAGCATCCTCTCCCGCGCCCGCTGCTCCTGCGCGAGCCGGCGCGTCATGTAGTTTCGGGCCTGTTCGCTCGTCCAGTTCACGGATCGGCCCGCCGCGCCTGAGCTTGGTCGTTCGGCATCACAGGTTCTCCATCCCTTTGAACGCCTCACGGACGCGCATACTCCATTCCTTTTTCGGGAAGCTCCGAGCATAGAGGAATGCTACAAGTTCGGAGATTCCAAAGCCACCTCGACACCAGCCCGTCACGAGCGCCTCCTGCGCGCCGTATTGGTCGCGATAAACTTCGTAGGCGCGCATCGTCACGACCTTCGGGACTCGGATTTGCTCACGAGGATTTCGTTGCCCTTGCACGGGATGAGTCTCGACAGATGCCGAACCAGGCGCTGGAGGCAACCCGGCATTGCTTGGGGGTTGGCCTTGTGGTTGCGGTTCGCTCATGTCAATTTTCGGGTGCCTCAGCTTGGTCGGTTCGGCGGATTTCAGGAGTTGCCGAATTCCCGCCAGATTTCTTCCTCGGTGCGCGCTTCGCACTCAGGGCAAGGCGGCATGTCAGACGGACAGCGGTGCGTTCGCTGCTCTCTCAGGTATTCCGCGTGCGCATCCGCGCCTTGAACTTCATACCAGGCGTCGAGCTGTGCGTCTGGATCGCTACACCATTCCTCAAGCGTCATCATATCGCGACTTGGGTTGCGGGATTTGAAAGATTTTCTCGTCCCTGTTTTTGTATTCTGGCGAGCGACCTTTCAGCTTTGCGGGGTCCGGTTGGTCAGGCCAATCGCTACTTTCGAGAGCTGGACAGATCGACGGCACAATGTTTGGGACTTTACCATCGAGCTGGAACAGCAATATTCGGCGGCTAACACTGCGCTGCACCGAACCGCCATTTGCGCTCTTGCTCATTCCTTCCTCGCTCGCTCTATGGATACGAGGTCGTTACCACGGTCGCCTCGCTTGAAACAAATGCGGACGGTATGCCCTTTATCCTTTTTGGCGCATTCTCCGAGAGGCCTGCTGAACGTGTTAAACCATTCATCGCCTACCTTCAAGCCGTAGCTGGTCCACGGACCTTTGCCTGAACGACCAGACTTTTCCTTCACGAAGTCCAGCTTGCCCGTGATAGTCTCAACGCCGTCAGGATTGCCCTGCTCTGGCTCCTGCTCGCCTTCAGGCGCGTTTTCCAGGTCCAGGTCGCTTGGACCAGCGGACGGCGCTCCTGCGGGCTTCTGCGGCTCTGCGGGCATCCTGGCGCGTATCTCGGCCAGAATCGCGTCTGCCTCGCGCTTGGTGCGCGGCACACGGGTCGCAGACAGAGCCTCGATGCTATCGCCTGAGAACTGCCCGCTTGGTCCGAGAAGCCATTCTTTCTCGTAAAGCCACGCAAGCGCGGTCGGGCCAAGCTCTTTGAGCATTCCAATCCACTTCTGACGCTGGGCCTCATTCGGCTCGGCAGGCGCACCCACCGGCTCCGAACCGGGGGGCTTCGCGGTGCCTGCGGTGTGGGGTTTTGGCTGTGGAACATTCTGTGGAACATTCGGTTTTTGGCCTCCGCGCTGCCTTGCCCACCAGCCGTCGCAAAAGTCCTTTTTCCATGCCTGCAATCCGACACCTAACTCTTTGGCACAGCGGCGTAAAGCCGCAGTCTTTGCTCCCTCGACCGCATCGCCATAATTCTGCGAGGCATTATTTTTGTAATACTCCATTTCTCCAACAGATTCGGCGACGAAACAGCCTCGAATGCAAAGCATTGCCTCGACATAAACCCGACTGGCTTCGGTGCCTTTGGCAGTCGTAAAATCTTCCGCCCAACGATTGCGTGGAACAATGGCCCATTGCCCAAGCCCGAGCACTTCAGTGAGCCGATCTCGCAAAAAAGCATGTTCAATGTAAATAAGATGCTCTTTCCCGCCAGCTCCTGGCTTAAACGCTTCATCAGGGAAATCAGCTTTCAAACCGGCAATTTCTTCCGGCGTTAACTGTAACGTGCTGGCTCGCTCATAAGCCTTCATGGTCAGGTTGGCAACGGCGTCGATCTTCGCCTGGGCAGGCGTTATCGGGGCTTTGAACACCTCCAGAGGTGCCGGAACCATCGGCGGTGGGTCGCCGATTGGCATAAGTGATTGATTTTCGCTCATAATTGCTCTTTCCTCCGGTTTTCTTGCTCACGGCGCATGGCTTCCTCCCATCTCAACCGCTGATCCTCGTACCACCACGACCACCACGCCTCGTCCTCGTCGGCATCGCGCCGGTCGCGGCGGTCTATGTCCGAAAGCCGGGTTCCGGGTGGAAGGTTGGTTTGCCAGTCGGTCATGCGTGCATCCTGCGGTTTAGCCATTCTCGATATTGCGGTGTTTTGCGATATTCGCGCATCTTCAACTTCAAGCAGATTCGACAGCGCCTTTCACCCTGCGGATTAAAATAGCTGCTTTCAGGGGTATATTCGTGACCAGCCAAGCAATGCGTTCGAGGTGGTTTGCCTTCAGGTCGCAGAGCTTGGTCCAACGGCCATTTTCTGTTGAGTCTCCAAAACAGAGTCGTTAGTCCAATTCCCATTTCATTGGCCCAATCACTGACACATTGGGTTTTTCCATTGAACTCCAACATGATCGGACCAGACGAATTGTAAATCTGCTCCCGTGGCGTAGCCCACCGCACGTTGCTTGGTTCGTAATTACCATTCCGATCCGGCCATCGGTCCAGCGTTTTGCCTTTTGGTCGAACGCCTGCGTCAACCACGAACTGAATAAAATCCTTCCACTGATCGCAGACACCTATCCCTCGACCACCATATCTTGGGAACGCATCGTCTTTAGGATTTGTGCAACGGGACCACATGGCTTTCCAGGTCGTGTGAAGTAGATGGAGTGAGAAATTATTTTTCCTGGTTCTTTCGTGCAGCTTTAGAATTCGCCTTACGTCTGCGATGCTTTTTCCACCGAGTATTAACCGCTGCTCTAGCGATTTCCGACGGGCGACTCTTACTGCTTCCAGTTCCAGCGAGACCGCCCTGGCGTCCAATTTCGGAAAGGTATCTGCGAACGTTTTTGGCTGGTTCATTCATGCGCCAGAATACAGAAGCGGCTTGCGTAGGTCAAGGGGAATAATCATTCGCTATTTGCCAATATTTTAGAAGGTGGTCAAATGCTGCCCATGCTTTCGACCAATTCTCTTGAACGCACAGCGACAGTTCGCCGGGGGTTTTGGTGCTGATGTAGAGCACGGCGGTCTGAACCGAACTATCCGAGATCGCTTTTGCATAACTTGCCGTCTGACATTGATGTTCCCAATATGCTGTTGTTGGAAGTTTAAGCGATCCGGTTGTCTTGAAATCCAGCACTGTCGTTGCGTTTCCTTCAAAAATGCAATCCAATCGGCCTGCATAACCGTTACCAATTACAACGCTTTCTGTGGCACGCACGCGACCGAATACGCTCACACATGCCACAGCCGGAGCGACAAATGAAGCGACATCCACTGGACATTCTGCCCTTCCGCTCAGCACACCTTCAAGCGCGTCATGGATTTTGGTGCCAAGGTCGCGGGCCTTTTGCGCCTGTTCGTCCTGCTGGCGCTCGGTATGCAGGACACGCTCAACGAATGCGTCCAGGGCTTCGCCTTCCTTTCGCGGAGCCGTGAGGACCGCAAGGCACGCCTGCTCGATCAGCCACGCTTCGAGTTGCGGAGCGCGGAGCACCTTGAGAATCGAGGTGGGTGACGGCAGAAGCCTGAGTTTTTTCGCATCGCGCAACGTGGCGGGCCGCGTGCCTTGGCCGTCACTGCGCTCGATGAAGTGCATCGGCTCGCCGGTTTTGGTGTAAAAATGAGCGGCTTCGGCGCTTTGGACTCGTGCGGCAGTTGTCATGCGACAGCCGCCTCTCCCGCAAACAGCGGTTGCGGTTCCTGATGCGGCTCTGCGCCGATGAGACACACCTGCACTCCGCCGATTACGCCGTCATAATTGTAGCCCTCGTTCCCGCGCTCACGCTGCCAGCTTGCGCCGGGGAATCGCAAAGCGAACGCCCGCCAATCCCGCGCGGTGTCCTGCCATGCGTGGATGTAGAACCGTACCTTGTCATCTTCGACGGAAATACCGCTGGCCAATTCGGTCAGTTCCGGGTGCTCCATCGCCAGCGCCTCCAGCCGCTCAAGGTTCGCCCGAGTTGCCACGAGCTGCGATGTGAATGTGTTCATGTCTGTCCTTTGGTTGGTTGGGCTTTGGTTGGTTGGGCTTTGGCCCGTTCAAAAGCGATTCGCAGAGGACTGCTCTCTGGCAAGTCAACTGTTACGTCCAATGTCCGGCCAGCATATTTCTTGAGGCAGTCTTTGTGCGCGAAAAGAGTGTTGTGGCAACCGTCCACGTCGAACGATTCAACTTTGTCGCCCATGAGAATCTCGAACAAGAAATTGCCTCCGCACAGGGCGCAGCTTCCAAGGCTCCCACCGATTCCAGGCATTCCCACCGGGTCTTTCATTGCGATTCGTCCAGCCGCCGAAGCAACTCACTGAGCGCCCGTCGCGCCTGCCGATCCATGCCGTTGTGCAGCCAGTCCTGGATTGAGCGCAGCTCGCCCACTACCGCTCGCATCTCGGGTTGCGCCACAATCACGCCCTTCAACATATTGTTCTCTGCGCGTAACTCGGCAATGATGTCCTCTATGCTCATTGTCGGTTTCGGCGAGTGATTGAACTCCTGCGCAACCGGCGCTTTGCGCGGGCCGCTCGCGTCAATCACGCTGACTTTCCGGCCTGCTTTGGCGAGCATGGCCGCGATGTTGGTTTGGGATTTGGTCAAGCTCATATCAATTGCCTTTCGCCGTGCGCGGGTCGCTCGCTTCGTTGAGTTGTTCTCCGAAAAACGGGCAAAGTTCAAGGCGGCACCGGATGTCTTTCTCGTTCCGTGATTCGCGTATTTTGCAAGCGTGCATTACGTTCGGATAGAAAAGATGCGGGCACTTCCGGTTGCTCATAACCAGATTTATGGACCATTCGCGCTCGTCTTGGTCAATGTTCATGCTTTTTCGATTTCAGCGATTTGGCCATAGCGGACTTTCCCAACCAATGATTTCTTTGCAGTTGTGGCAAATGACAGCGCAATACGGTCTGCGCCATAGCACCCATAAGAACCGCTTGCTTCGTTGGACTTGGCCGCGCAAGAACTCAGGGAATCGAGTGCCGCACTTAGGGCAAATCTCAATTGAGTAAGGCTGGCGTTCCAGCAATTTGCATTCAATCACTTCGTTGTTGGCTTTCACTCCATGTTAACGTTAAGTGCTCAGTTCTGCCTAACGTCCAATTGCGTCTTGGGTCTCCCCATTCTTTGATGACTGCCGTTAGGCTCATGTGTTCCCATTGGGCCTTTGCCTTCAGGCGTTCCCACGGCTGTCCTCCTGCTTTCCTTACCTCGTCAAGGATTCGGAGCGTGCGCTGGCTTATCAACGTTGTGTTAGCCGGATTGCCCGCTGGATTTCCAGCCGCTTTGCTCGAATGATCCTTTCGGCTCATAGCTCGGCCCGTTAAGTCGTCCGCGTGACGCCGGGGCAATCCTCCTGCAACCAAGCCGCCGAAGCTGACTTGTTTCGGGATGCATCAGCTTTCGCTGGAGCCTTCCTGCTAAGGAACCGTTCATTGCAGTAAAGTGTCATATATCTCATTCAGGATAAATTACTCTCTCCAATTGTCGCCGAATCTCGCGCTTGGCGCGTTCTTCGGCTGCATAGTCAGAAGGTTTGGCCACATTCGGAGTTGCTTTCAAAACACCTTTAACCATTCCAATTGCCGCTAAGATTGGCTCGCAGTCATCGTCGCGAATATCTTCTTCTAAGACGACTGTAATTGTGTTGATACGGTCGCTCATATTTTAGTCGGCAAAAATCGACGGGCATCATGACAAGTGTGCTCCAGCTTTTTGATGGATTGGCGGGCAATTTTACCGCGCTTCGGGTGTTCAACACTAAAATAAGCCGTTAGCTTGCTCACTGTGTTTGTTGCATCCCGAAGCAATCGGGCTAGGGCTTTTTCGGTTGGTGTGAGGTGTTTCATGTGCAGGAATCAAAAAGGTAGGTCCGCTTCGGCGTTGTAAACCAGAATGCGCTCCGCCTGCATGTATTTCAAAGCGCCTTCTAACGTGCTTTGATTGGCTCGGAGAATCGCAACCGGCGAACCATCGGGCCGATACCCGCTTAATTCCCATACCTGAAACGGGAACTTTGTGCATTCAAAATCATCCGATCCCATAAGCAGGCCTGCATTCGCCCCGCAATGATCCTTGTAATTGCCGGGGCTGGAAAACTGAATCCAATTGCGGTCGGCGGCGTCGAGGTCGGGGTAATGGTGTTTCATGGTTTGTGTTTTCATCTTGCAGACACAATGAGCCAACCGTTAGGAATTGGCAAGCGGAATTGTGAAAAATCTTTTCAGGCGGCAACGACCAGCGTTCGCGGGCCGCGTTTCCGGCCCTTTGGCCAGCCGCGTTTCTTTCCCCGGCGGCAAGGCATCGCGCCGTTGCGTTTTGCCGCCGCAATCTTCGCCGGGCTTTTGCTGCGCCCGAGGTGGCTCATCACTTCCTTGAGCAATGACTTTTTCATTCCTGGGAGCATACGCAAACGGCTGGCTAATCGCAAGCGAAAATCATCGCTTGACAATGCCAACGGTTAGCTTATCTTCCCCCCGTGGACGCGAACCCCACATTACCAAAACAACTCTGCCGCGCGTCGCCAGCGCCTACCCGGTCCCCGAGCGGGCAGGTTCGCCGCTGGTGATTGCGCGGTTTTTTAGGAGAGACAGTTATGAGCATTCAAACAATCATCAGCGGCGCCATCTCACCGGAGACGGCTTATTTGATCGACGATTACCCGTATGGATTCCGGTTGCGTTGCAAGATTCGTTACTGGCTGGAATACAAACCCGGCAAGGGGCACCGGCTCTGGTCGCAGACCTCGAACCCGAAACGGCCCGGCCTGGTCTGGAACAAGCCAAAGGCTTCCACGTTCCAGCGGTTCGGTGGTTGCATGTATCTGGATGAGCGGGGCCATGTCCACTGGACCGGCCTTAACGAATACGATTCCGTCAAGGAATGCGTGGACTGGCGGGACAAGTTTGGTTCGGCAATGGAACCGGAGGCCCAGCAATTCTTGAAAGCCTGGATCACGCGCAAGCTGGCTTTCGAGCAAGCCAAGTCAGAGGGGCAAATCACCTACACCACGACTTGCCAGCAATACACGCCCATGACGGAAGGATTGAAGCCGATTGGACCGCCTGAAATCAAATCTGAAGTCCTGACATCGGAGCACACGCCGGATGAACTAGCAGCCATGGGCCAAACCCTGCGGGCGCCGATTGCCGGTGAACTCGCAAAACTCACACCTGAGCCAGTAAAGTAACGCCGATTACAAACGCCGCGTGATTATTTTCTCGCGTTCTCTCGCGGCTCGTGTATCGTGAGCGCACTAGTACGTGAAACCACTAGCCAATAAACAAAATCAGTTTGCCGCAAGTCCGTTGCGGTCGGGGGAAGCAACCGTTGCAGCCCGCTCTCAAGCGGTCCAACTGTCGCGGCCGTACCCCGGTTTCACCCGCGCGGGCTTGCGGCTTTAGGACTACAACCACGCGAACCGCCGAACAAGATGCGGCCCTCAAACAAGCCAAAGCAGCCATCGCCCTCGCTCAGAAAGGCCCGCTGTGAATGCTCTGACTAATGCAGACAGGCTATTGCTGCGGCAAGCCTGCCAAGATTCTTTGCTGCACCCGATCTGCTCTTTGCGTGTAAATGTGCCCTCAAAGTGGTTTCTGAAATTGCAGACATAGACACAGAAACCAGAGCGGGCATGGCGCACAGAACACTTGTTGATGCAATAAATAAGGCGGAAGGAAGGAAACAATGACAACCGAGTATTGCTCTCCGCGCTAATCCCCCTCCTCTCCCACCAAGCCCAAGTTCATCCCTTGGGCTTTTGCTTGACAACCCAAGCGCCGTGTGCGATGAATAGCGCCGTGCAAGTCAAACCGCACATAATCAAAACAGCATTTGCTGCCCGGCATTCGTGTCTTGTGCTTTCCCAAGCGCAAGGTTTGACCACGAATGTCTGGGCAGCCTCAAGGACACAATGAACTCCAAACTATTCGCAACATTCGCATCGCTGGTTGACGCGAGATTACGCTGCGAGCAAACCAACAACACCGAATGGTTCCACAACCACACCGCGCGAATCACTGAACTCCTGGACGAGATGCCAAGCGGATCGGGCTTTGACTCAGGCACCAAACTCGACCTTGATTCAAGCCATGCTGACAGGCTCGTGTTCATCACGGCATTCCATCATATGAATGACAACGGCATGTATGACGGTTGGACCGAGCACAACGTCATTGTCACGCCAAGCCTCATCCACGGTTTCAACTTGCATGTCACGGGCCGCAATCGCAATGACATCAAAGAATACATTCACGAGATGTTTGCCAATGCCTTGAACGAAGAAACCCCAGCCCAAACCCCTGCCTGATTCACGCCATGAATGCTCCTAAATATGTTTATCCTAATCCTGAAGGCTCGCGTGAGCCTGTCACCATTGAAGAAATGGCTGGATTGAACACCCTGACTCCGCTAGAACAAGACATGCGCTCCAATGGCTTTGTCCGTTGCCCGAATGTCTTCAATCGCTGGTATGCCGGTCACGCTGGCATGATCGAGCCTGTATTCCCGCTCGAACTTCGCGTGACCGATGCCATTTGGCTTGTCACTCGCGCTTATGGCCAAACCTCGGACATTATCCCGCTTATGCGCTTTGACTCCGCTCAATCCCTTGGCCAATACCTCAAGGACAATCACAGGATCGCTCAAGCCGCTGCCGCTTTCAGCAACTCTTGGGATTAATCCCCCGCCCCTCCCATAAGCCCAAGCTCATCCCTTGGGCTTTTTCACGTACCAACGCCCCAAGCGGACCTCTGACCCATTTCCCCCTACTCGCTTATCCCGCGTTTAGGGCCTTCACGCATTCGCGCCAGTCCCTTGGCCGATTCTGATCGGCTCCTGACCCTCGCTCCCACAGAAAACCACGCCCAGACCCCTTTACGGCTCGCTTGACGACGCTTTAGCAAAGGGTTTAGCGTCGTTCATGGCTCTGTTTACGACCGCTACAGCTTCCGCTTCAGGTCGCGCTGGCGGAATCGCTTCAGGCAAAACTCGCGGCGCTAACCCCAATCGTCTCCCGGTCCGCACTCAAATCATCGCGCTCCAGGACCTCGCGCTCGCTCATGCTCAGTCCAAGGACACGCCAGTCGCTATCTGCGCTGCTCTTATGCGCGCCTACGTCGATCTCCACGAGCTACGCATGGCCGTCGAAGGCACTGGCAAGCCCAAGCCCGTCGAAGCACGCAACGCCCAGCCACGCCAGAAGCCCCGCAAGCCCGTCCAACCGCTCGGCCCAGCCAAGCGCGTCGCTCCTCCTGCACCGCAAGCGCCGGCTCCTCTTAGCCCTGCCACGGAAGAAAAGTAATTCTTAAGGAGTCTCCTTGCGCGCCAAGCGTCACCGCCCCGTACGGCGGGGAGCCCCGCTAATAGATCGCGCTGTCGTGTGGAAGGGCGGTGTTCAGAGCAAGGCGATATTCTGGGAAAGAGGACTCTCTTTTCCCGAGCAAAGGCACGTCGGAGACCTGCTCTCTGCAATTTCTATATCTATATGTCCACGCAAAGTCCACTGTTGACAGCCGTGGACAAGTTTGATTGAATGGCGCCATGGACACTTGGGCGCCGATATTCTCGAAGATTGTGGACTCGTCGTTGTGGGATGAGTCGGACGTTGTGGTGAAGGTTTTTCTGACATTGCTGGCGAAGAAGGACGCGGACCATGTGGTTCGGGCGAGTGCGTATATGATCGGGAATTGGGCGAGGAAAACGGAGAAGGAAACTCTTGAGGCATTGAAGGTGTTGAGCAGCCCTGACAAGAGAAGGTTGGAGCCTCAACCGCATGATGGAAGGCGGATAGAGAGGACCAGGGACGGGACTGGGTGGTTCATTTTGAATGGGCAGAACTACGAGGATTTGATGCGAGAGGTGAACAGGCGGGTTTACAAGGCGCGGAAGCAACGGGAATATCGGGCGGCATTGGCGAAGCACAAGGGGCCGATTGCTGGGGAGCGGCAGTATGTGAAGGATTTGGAGAACGGGACATTGCGGGAGGAGCGCTGGATTACGAGAAGCGGTTTTTGTGGATAGGCAAATCTGTGAAGATGGAGATTGAGGCGCAACCGCCATCGACCTTGAAAGTGACGCAGGTTGAGACCATCGGACTGACTGGTGAGGAGCGGTCGAGATGTTTGGATTGGATTCAAGAGTCGATAGAGAGGATTCGGTACGAAGTGGAAGCCGACGAATGAAGCACCGCATTATCAGGAAGGGATTCCATGAGTAGGCAATGGAAAGAATTGCCGACGCACTTACCGGGTTGGAGTTCTTACAATTTGGCGGACAAGTATTCGAGTCATCGGCGCAAGAAAAAGAATCGCAATATCAGATCGTTTCGGAAATGGAAGAAACAGGCGCCGATGCCTACGGCTTTGAGGACAGGCGCGAGTATTCAGGAACGAATTGATTGGCTGATCCGATGGCAACCGAAGAACTTCTCGGCGATTGAAGCACTTCGAAGAAGACTATGAAGCCCTACTACACCGAGCCGGGGATAGAGCCATGAGCCTCTCGCCTTGTCCAAAGCGGCGAATCCGATTCGCTATGCGGGCATAAGCTATCCCCACTGCGCCGCCATTGCTTTTGCCACGCCTTCAAAGGTGCGCGAGCGGTTCTTCCAGCGATCCGGTCCTGGCGGTTCCAGATGCACCCGGGCGCGGCGCTCTGACGGCGCTTCAGCGCAGAACAGGTCGCCTTCAAGATGCGTCGGCTGCAACGGCGGAAGATTCTTGAGCCACAGGCACGTTGCCTTGGTCTCGCCGTGACCGTAATGCCACGGCTGGATGATTTGATCCGGCTTGCGCCACATCGAGGACATGATGCCGACCGGATTCTCGATGGCAATGCGATGGATTGGCGCGTTCGCCAGTTGCATGAAAAAACCGATTGCTTGCTGTTGTTCGGCACGCTTCTCCGTGAACCATCGCGCACCTGATACGCAAAGGTGTGTGCAGGGCGGGTGGGCGATCATTAAATCCCAGCCATCAGTCAGGATTTTCAAGACATCGCCTTGGACGTGCCATTGCGCCCAGTCATCGCCGTTGCCGGTTTCGCATGGCAACAGGTCACAACTGACAGCCTTGTGTCCGCGTGCCCTGAAAGCATCGCGCGCGATGCCGCTGAATTCGCAAGCCACGAGCACTCTCATTTTGCAGGGTTGCGGCATGAGCCATAAGCGTGTTCGGCGGCAAGCTGGTCTTCGGTCCAGGGCGTATTCATCGTTTCATTGAGCGCATCATCATATCGAACAGACCCCAGAACCGCGAGTTAAGTCGATCTTGATACCATTTATAGGCTTCCTTACGCATCTGTCGTTCGTCCGCCAAGCATTCGGCCAGCAACCTGTTTTGATCCTGAAGACGGTGGATGTGCTTCAAGTAAGTTTCTTCTGGAGTGGTCGAGTGTTTCGCGTGCTGCGTTGGCGGTTTTGAAATCTCCGCGTTTGTCAGAGACCTTGATGGCCCATCGCAAAAGGAGTCGCGCTTCATTGGTCATCTTAGCGTGATGGTGATGGGCAAGAGCGACGGGTCGCGGTGCGCGGCTTCTAGGAGTTTTTCGTGCTTGCGCTCGGAATAGCGATACCAATAGAGGTCTATTAAGACTTGGCCATGTTTGACCACAACTTCTGCGCCGGTCTTACGTGCGAGCGCCCTATGCAACAGGCACCCGCATGGATCCTCGTAATTCATTCCCCGCCTCCAATCCTTGCGCGTGATCGTGATGGTCATGGCACCAATTCTTCTACGAGGCGTGGCTTGAGTTTCAATGCTTCGCATGCGATAGCCTGGAACCAATCGGCGCGCCCCGGCCCATTCGAGTCCTTCGTGTAATCGAATGCGACAATCTTAAGTGCTGCTCGCAACCTATGGTTCTCCTGCGTGAGCGCGGCGTGTTCTTTTGCCAGGATGTTATAGTGCGCCATGTCCGCAGCGCAGCTCTTTTCCCATTCGTCGCGCTCGTCCTTTACGCGAGCAAGTTCTTCGTCGGTGTTCATAACGTGCGCGTGTCCAGATGCCATCCGATCAGGAACGTGATGCGTTTGCGTTCATGCGCGTAAAATGCCGGACGTGGATCAATCATCCGAGCCAGAATCATGGGGTCGCCTTTGGCGCGTGAGTTGTCGGGCAGGATTCCGAACTCATCGAAAATGTTCAGCGCCATCGCCCGCGAAGTTGCCGACATGATCTGCGGCTTGGCCATGATGACCGGGAAATCAATTTCCTCGTTGATGCTGTCAGCCGTCCATTTCGCAACTGCGTTTCCTTTACCGTCGTCGTTGATGATTTTTTTCACGAACGGCGCTGGATTAACCCATCTACCTTCGCCTTCCGACAGTGCTTTTGCCTCGACATCTGGAATCTGAGATTGGTAACCGACCAGATTCCACGGAACTGATTTCTTATCGGTCCGCACCGCGAACAATTGCAACGGCATGTTGGGAATGATCGTATAACCGGCTTCGAGCGCGGAGAGCATCTTCGAGTAGAACTCAGCGCGTTTGCGGAATAGATCGGCGGCGCGTTTGAACGGCCCGCTTCTCCACTTGTTCTTGATGGCGTGCTCAAGGTTTTCCTCGCTCTCAGCCTGCTCGCGTTTCATCAGCGCGATCTTGCGATTGCACCAGTCAATCAGCGCGTTCTGGCAGAGCGTGAATTCTTCAGGGATGATGGCAGTCAGTTCGACGTTGCCGCCTTCGGTTTGCTGAACCGCTGGAAGTGTTTCAGTATCGCTCATAAAAAGATTTCGTCGCGTGGAAATCCGAGTTAAACTGAATTCAATCTAGCAAATTCACCGAAATAAGCACAAGCAGCATGGTTGTAAGACACAGCAGCATCTATTTCTGAGGCGTAATATCCGAGATGGAATTTATGACCCATAAAAGCAATGCTTGCCCCCCACGACTTATTCGCCTTGTGAAAACATACTCCCTTGTAAGTGTTGTTGGACCCCGAGTGTTTGCGTCTGTTGGAAGTGTTTTGAGCATTCGTTGCTGGTCTTAGATTGGATTTTTGATTATCCAGTCCGTTACCGTCGCGATGGTCTAATCTGGCATGGCCGGGAATGATAAGCTGATGCATTCTGGTAACTTTTTTCATTTGGCCACGGCTTCCGAGATACGATCCGGCATACCAGTTAAATCCATCCCATATCGCGTGCCACTTGAACTGAATCACGCGCTCAAAATCCTCATCATCCACGAGCGCCACCTTGCCTTGAGTGAGTGGAATTTCTTTCATAAAAATCGTTTTGCCGCTTTGTGAAAGTTGATCCAGAGGATAACGGCCTTGCGGCCACGGCAAAACGAAAATTCTCGGCAATCAACTTTCACGCGCTAAGAAAACTCTATTCCACGCGTCCCGTCAAGCGCGTAGTTTCTGGCGAACAACTCGCTGCGGAACCGGAGCAGTCGCGCGATCCGGTCGCAGAGTTCTACGAGGCACGCTTCGGTCTCGTGGTCGAACTGGCAATAGCGTAGCGACGGAGAAACTTTTGGATTGATCGTGCCCGGCATGACCTTGAACACCTGCCGCCAGCGCCCCGCATTGAGGCGCGTGAACTCGGCGCGGGCTTGCGCGATTTCGCGGTCAAGCGACTCGATGCTCATGAGCAGAACATCACGCGATTTCCTGCCGTCGTGCGCTCGCGTTGCAGGCGAGGCACGAACTTCGAGCAAGCGTCCCAGCCGGCTCGGAAATCTGTGCCTGGTCCTCCGGTGTTGCCGACGAACATGCACTTGAAGAATACGCGCCCGCTTCGAAGCACCTTGCGAAGAAGGAACCGACATTCTTTGCAGTGGTGACCTTCGCGCGGCCCATAGAGGCGTACCATGCGGTTTGGTTGCGATTCCTTGGACCATTTCTGTTCGGCTTGCAGGAGCCAAAGCTGTTCGTCGGTGCTGCGCTTGAGTCCCGGTGTGGTCTTCAACGGAATAATTGCCTCTTTGCGATCTTTCGAGAACCAGTATTCGTTCATAAAAATTGCATTCGTTTTAGATAATTGAAAAAGAGTCGCCCGCCCTCCGTGTCCGCGATCTCCCCGCGTTCGCACCATCGTTGGCGGTCATCCATCGAAAGCCTAGGCCAGAGATCGCTTTCTAGCGCCACGTAAATCAATGCTGCTTTTGCCTGTGCGGAATCCAAATGCGTGCCTTTGGCCAGCAACTTTTCCGGGGCAATGGCCCACCAGCCACCTTCGCTGAGTTCGTATGCGCCCCATCGGTCTCCCGGCTTGGCGTCAGACGGAGGTCCGTTCTGGAATTCTTTAGTCATATCAGCCCCTTATCTTGGCAGTAATCTTTCCATGCGCTGAGGACTCCGATTGCCAGTTTGAAATCAGTCCCCTTCAAGTAATCTTCGCGGTCGTGGGCCTCGACGCTATCAATTTCGCTGTAACACCATTCCCGCTGTTCAATCGTCATCGGTGTTACGATCCGTCCATTGATCCAGCCTCTCAATGCTTTCTCGGTAATTCCGCAAACGCAGTGGGTTTTGCCTCGGTTGTTTGCCTCTAATTCCTCTTGCGGATAGCAATGGCAGTGCTCCACGACGGGGCAGTTCGGCATTTCATCGCTGGTCATGGCTCGTCGTGCCGGTGCTTCGTTTCGAGTGCAGGCAACTCGACGATGCGATATTCCCGCGACCAATGCGTGTAGTTTAAGAACGAAAGCATCACGTCTTGCTCGGCGGCTTCGCGCGTCGGATGCCGCCCTGCGCCCTGCACAATCTTGCCCTCTGGCAGAATCCATTCGATTGCAAATTCAGTGTTCATTTGTGCGAGCGCCCGGTGCCGCTTGAATCGCCGCTCGGCGACCGGGCCTCGGTCTCCGCGTGCCAGTGGCAGCATTCAGTGCATTGATATACGCGCTTCACGTAGCAGCCTGGGCCGTTCTTGGCAATGAACGCGAGCAAATCCTTTAGCGTGGCCAGCGCCGGCAGATTCGTCTGCGAGCAAATCATGGGACAGCCCTTAAATGTTCCGGGTAGTAGATTCACGATATCTTTGGAGGGCTTTTCTTACACTTCTGCTGCTCATGTTCATAGTTTTTGCTATCTCATCGTTTGAAATTCCTTCTTCGCGTAATTCGACTATTTTAGCAACATTCTCCGGTGTTAATTTGAAGCGCAAGCCGCAATGAGCATGTTCTAAAGGGGTCAGGAATTTGCAGTTCTGAGGCGAATAATCCCCGTCATTATCTATGCGGTGAATTTGTAATCCTTCGGCATATCCGTTATCCATCGCCCATTTTTTGAATGCAGGGTAATTGTAAAACCATTCATCACACATACGAACCCCCTTCCCTCCGTAGTGCTTAAAATTCCATGTGTTTTTGTAGTAGCAACGTTTTTTAATATCGTTCCACAATCCATAAAGCGGTGAAGCGCCGGCGTCACCATGTTTCCATCGCCTTTTGTTTTTTGGCTTTTGAAGTCCAACTCTGGCGAGATATTCTTGTTGAGTTTCCATAAATCACCCCACAGCTTGCCGCATTGCCTGAATCACCTCTCCAATCGGTCGCGCTGGCCCTTGTTCAGGTGCATCGGAGCGTCCAGTCGCTCTAAGCGCCTGCGCTTTGCCCGTGGGATAAACCTTGATCCGCATGGTGGCCCGTATCGCAGCCGCTTCCTCAAGTACGCTGCTGATGGCGTCCTCGCTGCCCGCAACGTTTCTAAACATCAAACATTCAGGATGTCGAACTCCAGTTTTGATTCGATTCTGACGATGTTTTATTACGATCTTCACGCAATTATCGGTCATACCATATTTGAGTGCATCTCTCCAACCACGTTCCATATTTGGCATCAATCGAACTTCGTAACCAATCGCTTCACACCAAGCATGATGAATGGCGTTTATCTCAGGGCTTATTGATTCCATTGAATCCCTTTCTCTTGTCGCAGTTGAGATACCACCAATTCGCCTTGCCGCCTCGATTACGAATCTTAGCGCCAGAAACGATTTCTTCGTAAAGTTCCGCCAGTGCATACTGAGTTCTCCAAGGACTCTTTTCCGACCGAGTGCGCCATTGCTTCAAAAAGTCATCACCCACATGGCCAACGAGCAATTGTTGTATCAATCCTTCGTTTTCCTTTAGCAGTGTTTCCCTGTCAGGTTCCTTGTAGCCATCAAGTTTTTTAAGAACGATCTCTGAGAGTACTCTTTCATTTTTATTACCTCTTATTCTTATTAACTTCAGATTGCGCTTTTCCGAGTTTCGCAAAACCGCAATCTCGGCGGAAGGAGGAGACTCATAAATTGCCCAAAAGCTGCCTTCCCACCTGCCTTTACCGCTGCCTTCTCGCATCAGCTTGGCATATCCGAATTTCGCCAGTTCTTTGAACGCCGACCGAACCGCTCTTGCCCTTTCGGTGCAATGAAAACAAATATCCTCGATCTGCGGTCGCCAGTCCGGTGGTTTGGAAAGCAGATAGCACAGCAGACCTTTAGCTTTGAGCGAGATGCGGTTGTCATTGAGTGCGGCTTTGTCGATCATTACGAAACCGTTGGGCTTCTTGGCGTGGAATATCATGCGGAATGGATGGAAGATGCGCTCGGCTTGAAACACCCTTCTGCGGAAGGATTTGCTTGCAGGGCTGCGTTAAACGCAACCGAGCGCAAGATTAGTTTACGGAATCGCATGGACTTTGCAAGCAAACCAGCGTTTCAAACTGGTGACGAAAACTACTGCCCAAAATCTACCGCAAACCCCCGACCCGACGCAAGGGTTTTCTGCTCAAGCCGCGTGCGTCACAGAACGCCTGGTGGATTGAGTTCACGTCGGAGTTGATGGATTGCATGGGTTGTTGAAGCGTTACCAATTCTTAGAACGTTGAGATTTAGTTATGTTGCGTGAGATTGTGAAAATTATCGGGAAGCACGGCACGATGCAGACATAGACGCGATAATGTTGCCGGTCGGTGTCCAATGTCGTTGTTCGCCCCGCCCGGTCCCAAAAGACTCCTATCCAAAGGTCGCGAGGTTCGTATTTGATTGTCATGGAAGTTCCTGATCGTAGTGCCTGAGTTTTCTTGTGCTCGCCACATGAGCCACGCGATAAGGCTTCCAGTTGCCTTGAGTATGCCATCGGAAAGTGGTCAAACAATTCGCGCAGGTGCATTTGCTCGGCATCGTTGTGACGTGGAAATCTCCGGGCAAGTTGTCAGGTCGGCACCAGACCCGAAATTCCTTAGGCTTCAAAAGATGGGTTAGTTTTTCTTTCACGACATCATTCCGCTGAATCCAATTTCTTTGGCGCAACGGCGACAGAAGAACTCAGTTCCGCGTCGACCAGCGAGCCTTGATCCATCCAGTGTATTGACTCGATTCTCGTGCGGTTCGCCCTCGATCCAGCCAGCGCAGTGGTGGCAGAAATGCCAACTTCGGAATAGCTTCGGATGCCTCGAACGAAGGCTCTTAAATCCCATCAAGAATCCTTCCTCTGCGCCTTCTGGTGGTTCCTTGAGCACGGGCAAGTCAAGGAGCTTTGGAAATTCAAAATGCTCGTATCTAGGTCGGAATGGCATAGTAGCTACATATGAGTTCAGGTTCTGACTTCATACGGACTGACCGGAGGCCCGACTGCACGCGCCTTGCCTACTGCATAAATTAGCAGCATTCATTGAACGCATTGGCCTGTTCTTCGCCTTCGATTGTGACCGTGAACACCTCGCCGCACTTGCGGCATCTGATTTCCGGTTCGAGCGTGAATCCGTAAAACGATTTCATGTAACGCATCAACTTTATTTCCTTGCCGTTGCGATCTTTGGTTTGCAGCCGGTTCGTGCCTTCGGCATCGCCTTCGTTTTCAATCTCAAATTGATCCTCGCCTTCCTTGAATTCAGGGTCAGGCTTCCAATCCTTTTCGCGTTCCGAATCTGGTTTGCACTCGTGGTCAATTTCCGCCTCAGCTTCAATCTCAGCATCCTTGAGTGTACCTCCGCAATCTTGGCAGTTAAGTTGAACTGTCACAGAAGCTCGAACAGTGTCGCCGTCAGCGTCAACGTTGCTGACTTCGCACTGTGGCTCATCGTAAGAAACGAATTTATTGCAATCAGGACATCTCATAATCTCTCTACTTGAGTTCGCATATCAGGGTCTTTAAGACTCCAATCGTATCGGTTGTCGGGTTGGGGCAGAGATTACCTGGATCTCAGGTAATCTCTGCAAGGCTCAAATCGCATTCGGCGTTCGGAGGACGCAGTTTCGCTCAGAACCTCTACGGACATCTCACCATTGAGAACCGGCAGGGCATCTGGCCCGCGTTCTGAGATCGCATACCCACTCTGGGGCTGCCTTTCTTCACGCCATCATCGGCGCTTACCCGGCTTGTCATGGCTAACCCACACCGGGCATGTTTCTCACCGCTCTCGCAGCATTAGCGGAGGGGCGAGCTTCAGGTTCGGAGAACTGAAAGTCTGACTCGTTCGCTGTGAAAAGCACTTTCTGGGAGAGTGTCGGCATCGCTGCCGAACGAACGAGTCAAAGAGTAAATCTATGCTCAGTCGCATTGCGCTTCCCAGACTGCTATTCACACAGTCACCGAACGCACCGACGCTAAATCCTGCGCTGTTCACTGTCAAATCTTTTCTTCCACCGAACCGGCGCGCGCGGCGCAAGGGTTTTCTTGCTCAGGAAAGTGAAAATCTTGCGATAGCCCCACTCACATGCTTGTTGGAATTGGCGAATAGCACGCATCCCACGAGCATCGGGCGCAGTCCATTGAGCACGAACGGCCAGTGCTCCGGCGGCCACTCTCGCTCGACCGTGGCCCATCCAATGTTGCCGCGCGTGCGGGTTACGAAAAGGTCGGGCACTGCGCCGGTGAGATCGAATGGCTTCATGCGCGGGCTTCTTGGTTCTCCCGCCATATCTGCCCCGTCATGGACTGCCATTCCCGGGCGGTGAAGCCCGTAGAATTTCGTAACTGAGGAGTTTGAGCACTGTTATGGCGACCGTCGCCTTCGCGCATCTGAGCCACGAGATTGCGGGCAAAATACAAATCAGCGCACTTGAAACAGTTCACATTCAGGTCTTCTGGCATGGCAAAGTTTTCGCTCCGAGTTTCCCATTAGCGCACAGCGCAGGCGAATTGGACCTTTTGTAACCGTAGTTCGCAACCAAGTTGTAGAACCACTATTTGTTTTCGTTAGACTTGTCGTTCTATGCCAATTGCTCGAAGCGAAATGGATCATCGGTTCGCAGTGCTGTATGCGCTAGGATATGAACGATGACTGGCGCACTGCTCTTGGAAGGAGGTCCAGCACTGCGAACGGGTAATCCAAGAACATGCCGCGAGCATAGCGAACCGCGCGGCGGGTGCAAGGATTTTCTTTGCGTCTGCGCCGTGAGCCGTTATGGGAGATGTGGCCAAGCCTCTCGACGCAATATTCTCTCCATCTGACCGGCGCTTATGCCGTATTCCTTGGCCAGTTTCCATGCTGGAAACTTGTAAGGAATCCATCTTTGGCGAGCTTCGGTAACTTGCTCCTCAGTTAAAATCGAGTATCCATTTTCTGATCCGCGCATTGGTTTCAACCTTCCTTTTTCCAGAGCATCGTGCGAATTATCCTTGTCTGTACCGAGAAACAAATGGTCGGGATTTACACATGGCGGATTGTCGCAATGGTGACATACCTTTAATCCTTTCGGGATAGGTCCTTTGTTTAGAAGCCAGGATAATCGGTGTGCTCCAATATCTTTTCCTTCAAATCGCACCTGTCCATAACCGTCCTGAACTCGGGAGCACTGCCACTCCAAACAAGGCGTCGTGTAATGCCGCTGAACTGCCTGATAAGATTGGTGAAATAAATCTTCAATCTCTTGACGTGTATAAGGCCGAACGGAACCTCTTAGTTTTCCGTCTTTCCCAATCCGAAGTTCGTATTTTCTCGCGCCCCAAATGTCGCTCTTTTTGTTGGTCATAAGTGGAATCCCGCCCCACCGAAAAAGTAACACCGGCTCGTGATGGCCGCAGTCTCGGCAGGACGGGCAAGTTGAAGTTTCACGATTCATTTTTATCTCTGATAGAGATGCCGTGTTAAAGCGGTTGCATCTTAGAGCAAAGCGTGGTGTTGTTCAAGTGCGATATGGCAAACGGCAATGGCATTCGGCTCATAGATGGACAAATTTCCTTTCAAGGCGGAGTTGATTCATCGAAGCCGCCGACGATTGCCACCGAAAATAATCCTGACGGAGTTGCTCGGAACAAACTCGCGTGGCTCTACAATGGAAACGTCCGAAGTTCTGGAATCAATCAACGCCTCGGCTGGGTGCCAGTGGTCCAGAATGCGCCTTGGGACGGAACCGGGATTTTTCAAGGCGCGTTTATGTATCAACCGGATTTTGCCGATCCGCATTTGGTCTTGGCTATCGGAGGTGTTCTTTGGCGAGTTCGAGTTGACACCGACAATTCCGTTCAGGATTTGTCCACGGCATTCGGCCCAGGATTGACGATGCCGCCGACTGAACCGCAAGCATTTTTCACCCAAGGCGAGCAATTTCTTGTTTGGCAATGCGGTGATGAAATTACGAATCCCGTTTTTTATTGGGCTTTTTCCGAGGGCGGAGACGGGATGCGTCGGTCGCTGGGATTCGTCGCCGTGAACGATCCTACCAACGAAATCCCTGCGGCTGGCGCGAGTGACTACTACGCCCAACGCATTTGGTATTCATTCGGAGGACGCAAATATGCCGCTGGCGATATTGTGTATAATAAGGCAAGCGGTACGCTTGCATTTGGTTATCGAGACAGCGTTCTTCACGTCACAGAAAATCCCGTGGCAAAAGCTGGTGACGCTTTCATCGTTCCGACCGTTGCTGGAAATATCCGGGCGTTGAAGCACGCTGCAAATTTGGATACAGCTACAGGAACTTCTCAGCTTTTCATTTTCACCCGACGCGCTGTGTACGCTAACGAAGCGCCAGTTACCAGAGACGCTTGGACGGCAGCGACATTGAATTTGATGCCGCTCCAAAAAGTTGTTCTCATTAAGGGAGGCACGTATGCCGAGCGTGCAGTCGTCCAGGTTAACGATGATTTATATTTCCCCGGACCTCCGAACGGGGACATTCGCTCTCTCGTAACTGCACTTCGCTACTTTCATCAACCTGGAAATATTCCTCTCAGCAATAGCGTCAATCGGGCGTTGGTGTTCAATGACCGTTCGCTGATGCGTTACATGAGCGGTGTGGAGTTCGATAACCGCCTGCTCATCACCAATTCTCCGATTCAAACGCCGGTTGGTGTCGCTGGTCAGACAATTCTTCCGCTGGATTACGACATTTCATCTACGCTCGAAGAACGAAAGCCACCGGCATTTGAAGGTTCACTGGAGGGGCTTAAATTTCTTCAAATTCTCGAAGGGGATTTCGGAGGCGTGCAAAAGTGCTTCGCCGTCGTGTGGTCCGAACTTCATCAGTCGATTGAAATTTGGCAGATTACCAACGATCAGAGATTCGACCGGAATGATTCGGGCGATGCGCGAGTGCAGTGGGGCATCGAATTTCCGGCGTACACGTTCCAAGATTTTCTGAAGCCCAAAAAACTTGTCGGAGGCGCAGTCTGGATCGACAAATTGTTTGGTACAGTGCAGTTCGACTTATCATATCGTCCAGATGGCTACCCTTGCTGGATACCTTGGCATTCTTGGAAGGAATGCACGGCCAAAGATTGCAACGAATCGTTTCCTTCGGTTGCGGATTGTGGATACCCGACTGAACAATTTTGTGAGGCGTATGAACCAGACAAAAATTTTCCGGTGCCGCCGGCAATTTGCATTAACACCAGCACGAAACGACCGTCGAATGTTGGCTATCAATTTCAAGCGCGATTGCTTATTAAAGGATGGTGCAGAATCCGTGCGTTTCTTTTGTTCGCTGAACCGCTGGTCAAAGCGCCTTACGGAAACCTGATTTGCTGATGAACATTCCTTGTCCAAAACAATTCAGCGCGTGTGCGCCGTGCAGCGAATTTCCTTTTTTGAACACGAGCGCAGAGGAGCCTGATAGCAATCCGTTCATCGGCATCTATTGGCAAGCGCCTCAACGTGGAACTTGGACGGCTCCGGGATGCCAAAGCATTTGCGAAAGCCTCGTCTCGCAGCAAGCCGCCGACGAGTGCGCCGCGAGACAAGCCATCGAATGCAGCTTCGACGGCGCACCGGACGACGGCAATCCGTTGCCTGGAGGCGGGCGTACGGCCCCGCGTTTTGGCAACGAACTTGAGTCGTGCGAATCGGCGTGTCCCGAAGGTAGCAGCGTGACGGTTCTCGTGGCCCCCGGCACGGTCATCAGCGCGACTCAGGCCGACGCGAACGCGCGGGCGCACGGGCTGGCGTGCAAACGCGCTGAGGAAGAAAAGGTATGTTTCTCGACGCTCTCGCCGCTCGACCCGGTGTGCGTGGGTCAGGTCATGTCCGTCGTGTTCGACGCATACGGCGGCATGCCTGAGTATGTTTTCTCGCTCGACAGCGGTGCGATACCACTTGGCGTAGAACTGAACGCGCAAGGAAATCTCTTTGGCGTCGCGACTGTCGCTGGCACTTACACGTTCACGCTTCGAGTGACAGACGCCATCGGCACCGCATCGACGAAGCAATTCACGTTGCTCGTGACGAGCATCACGCCCGTCCTTTTGCCGAACGCATCAGTCGGCGTGCCTTACTCGCAAATGCTCATGTTGCCGGGCGCGGTCAATCCTGTGACGTGGGCGCTTATCTCCGGCGCGTTGCCTGACGGCCTGACGCTGGACCCCGTGACCGGAATCATTTCCGGCACACCCACTGGCAGCGCCGTCACGTCGGCGTTCAGCGTCGAGGGGATTGGAGCATGAGTCTTGATTGCATCAGCCCCTTTACGCTCATCGTTTCCAATGAAGTGCCGTGCGATCTTGGCGTCAGCGATAACACGAGTTTTGGTAATCGTTCTGTCAACACTTTCGATTCTAATTCCACCGATCAATGGAGCGGTCTTGGTATTGGCACTTACACCGTGCAATACATCAGCGGTGCGGTTCAGCGTAATCCGAATTTCCCTGATGAGCCGCCCGCTTTTGAATGGTCGGTAAATCCGTTTGTTACAGGCGACGGCACTGACGGTAATGCACAGCTTGCATATGACTCAGGTTTGCACAGGGAACTGCCCTTCGATTGTTTTTGCCCGAAGCATTTCTTTTGTTTCAAGTTAACCTTGGCGCAGGCGGAAGCTGAATACAATAAAACGCCAATCACATTCCAGAATTTCGGCCCGATCATAGCAATTGAAGTTAAGGCTGACTGTGAATTCACTGCCGTTGTGCCGCCGACTTGGAGCCTAACCCGAATTCGTAAATCCGCTCTTGAGTACCAGACGATGCAGCTTCGCATTGTCGATCTCCCGTCGCTGTTGTCCAGTCTTACGCCATTCAGCGGTTGCACTGCTGGCTCTGGCACCGTTTGGGGCGGCACCTTCCCGGTGTTCGAGCCAAACCTGAATTACGTCAATTACGAGTGGCGCGTCACGAGCGGATTTGCGCCGTTCCAACTCAATGGCGCACTCCTCGACACGCCCGCTGTCACCAAGATTTACCACGACACTGCTGGCCAAGCGACGCCTACTGGCTGCGCGTGGATTCTCGCAATCACATACGTGCATCCCGTCGAGGGCAACGTCGTGTCTTGGGTCGGGCTTGGCGGGGCCGGTTACTCGCCCACTGGCACCTTTGTTTTCTCATCCGATGTCGTGGGTTGGACGATGTTCGGCAAGAAAACCGCCGTTCGTGCCGCCACGACCGCTGCGCTACCCGCGAACACGCGCGTACTGAACGTGCTTACGGCAAATGCGAACGGCGCATTGCCCAACATCGACGGCGTGGCGCTCGTGGTCGCTGACCGCGTGCTGGTAAAAGACGAGGCAATTGGCGCAAATCATGGTGTTTACACGGTCACATCGCTAGGCTCTGGCGGAACGCCGTGGGTGCTCACGCGCTCGACTGATCTGGACACGAGCGCCGAAATGTTGCGCGGCATATTCGTGCCCGTCACCGCTGGCACCACGCTCGCCGGATCGCATTTCCGGCTTGTGACCAACCCGCCAATCACACTCAACACCACGCCGCTCTCGTTCACGACCATCGCGCCGATCATCACCGTAGAGGAAGTTTAACGCTTGCTTGTGCCGTCCTTTGGGATGATAAGTGCTTCGTGGGTACGCTCATAAACTTGGTCGGTCGTCGATTCGGAAAGCTCACAGTTTTACGTCGGCATGAGCGTTGCACCTTTGATTCAGTGTGGTGGGAGTGCCAGTGCGACTGTGGAAAAATTTCCGTCGTCATCGGACAAACTTTACGTGAAGGGCGAACGAAAAGCTGTGGTTGCGGAATAGGAGGAAAAACACACGGACTCGGAGGTACTTACGTCTCCACCATTTGGTCGCGCATGGTGCATCGTTGTTACGACACCACATCACACGATTATTACCGTTACGGCGGACGTGGAATACGTGTGTGCGAATTTTTACGGGCTACGCCCGCCAATTTGATTGAATTGTTAGGGCATCGCCCAACGGACCGGCATAGCGTGGACCGTCGAAACAACGACGGCAGTTATACATGCGGGCAGTGCGCCGAGTGCCTTCGTTGCGGATACCCGTTTAATATTCGATGGGCTACAAAGGCGGAGCAGGCTCGCAATACTCGCCGAAATCGCTGGCTGACTATTAATGGTGTTACAAAATGTTCAGCAGATTGGGCAGACGAGGCTGGCATAAAGCGACCCACTTTTTGTTTGCGATTGAAACGCGGTCTAAATCCGTTTACCGGAAAGCGAGAACATGGAGAGACCAAGACTCATTGATTTCATGGCCAGCGAAGGCCCAAGTGCTCTCGGGATTTGCGCGAGCGATACGGCTGGGTGTGCTGCTGTCGTCAATGCGTCAAGTCAAAGATTGATGTTCGCTCGTGAGGTGGGCGACTCTGGTTGGGTTGGCACATGGTCAGAGCTTGCGATGACCGTCACTCAATCTGATCCGCACATCACCTTTCCAAGAGACGTTGCTCGCGCCGAGGTTATAAACATCTGCACTTTCCCGGTTCCGATTCAAAATCAGTTCTACGAATATTTACGCTGGGGATTTGGGAGATTTCCAAAAGCCAACTGCTCGGCACCGAATCGTTGTGCCTCGCTTGTCACGTATGCCCGAGGGAGATTTCCTTTGTTCAAGGACGTGTCGGGCACGGGGAAAAAACTTCGCGTTTACCTGACTGATCCAGCCGACGCGGGCAAGCGCGTGCTCATCGGCTACAAGGATGGCAACGGTATTCCGGTTCGCACGCTCGACGGCGTTGTGCAAGTCGATGGTGAGTTCTTGACGCTCGCTGGACCGTTCGTTGATACCACTTTCAATGTGTCTGTTGTGACTGGTTTGCAAAAAGATGTCAGTCTTGGGCGCGTCAACTTTTACGAGATTGATAATTCAACGGGCGATCAACGGTTGCTTGGATTCATGGAACCTGGGGAGACGACCGCAAGTTACGCGAGGTACTATGTGGGCGGTTTGCCGAAGTCGTGTTGCAACCTGCCAAACCCGACCGTAGATGAAGTTCAAGTCACGGCGCTCGTTCAGAATTGCTACGTGCCGGTCGCTGTCACGACCGATTATTTGTGCGTGCCGAACGTGGAAGCCATCATCGCTGAATGTCAATGTGGACGGTATCTGAAGATTGATGAGCCTCAAAGTAAGGCAATGGCAAAATTTCACCACGGCGAGGCGATTCGGCTTCTTCAAGGGCAGAGCGTCCATGAGCAGGGTGCTCTTAATCCCGCAATCTCATTTCGTCCTTTCGGCGGTTCCCCCTTTGTCACCACTGGCTACGGTTAATCTTATGCCACGCACAATCACCACGCGCGAAGGACGGCCGTACACCGGCTCGCTGCGAATCGACATCCCGCCGACGGCGACCGCACCGCCTTATCCTTCCACGAGCCTCGAACCGGCGATTCAGGGATTGATTACGCCTGGACTCGTGCCCGACATCGCGCGACAAAGCGCAGAAGTATCTGCTGGGCGCGGTATAGCCGGTTCTCCAGCGGCAGACTCAACGGCAGTTAAGATGTCTGAACAAAATTACTTGCAGCGTTTAGGGCTTGCGAACTCATTGTTGAGTGGCGAAGCCGCGCGGTCATTGCCGTACCAAATAACACCGATGCAAAGCGTCCAAACTGCGCTTCACCAACAAGAGTTGCAGAACCAGCGCGACATCGCGCAGTTGCACTACGCTCGCACGGGCGGTGGTGGCGGCGGTGGCCAAGCGCCTGGGGTGGGTGCTCCTCGCGCAACGACGCCTTGGGCCGGTTTCTACAATCCGCCATTTGGCGGTTCCACCTATGGCACTCGCCCATACGACAGCCCGGCAACCGGCGCATCGCCACTTATGGGCGACAGGCAGACCATGAGCCTCGATGACATGATTTCTGACCTGCTTGGCGTCGGTGGTTTGCCGTATTCAGGCCAAGGCAGCGAAGGATTGGGATTCGATTACCTCGAAGAATAGCCATGCCTGAATTCGACGAAGATTTGGCGGGATATGGTCGCCCTGTTGAGATGCCGAACATCGCAGGCGGCATCCCGACAACGATCCAGCCGCAAGCGATGCCCGCAGGCTATTCCGAGCGCTTCGGCTCGCCCGCGCCTGTCATCCAAGCCGCCGTAGATCAAATCAATGACCGATTGCCCGTCACGGCCCTACCGAGCGTCTCGTTCTCGTATGACCAGCAGCAGGCGTGGCTCGCACGCATGGACGAGTTCGACAAGCAGGCCAAAGCCGCTCGCATGGCCGCGCAGCAGGCCGCGAGAGACGCGCAGTTGCTTGATCAGATGAGTCGCGTGGCCAAGAGCACGAAGGACATTGAAGTGGCGTTGCAACAACAGGACGTGATTGGGTTCCGCAACGCAGTCGCTGGCGGTGTGCCGCCGTTGCAGGCGTTCCAGCGGTTCCCTAGGGCGGCGTCTGCGCCGTTGGTATCGGCTTCTATTGCGGCGTCAGCGCCAAAGCCGTCGTGGGTCGCTCCGACCGCAGCCGGTGCGCCTGGATACGTGCTTGACCCTCGTGGGGTGCCTCACTTCCCACCCGGCATGGAACCGCAGATGGAAATTACTCCACCAAAAGACCTTGGCGGCGGCGTCAAAGTACTTCGAGTTAGCCCGCAACATTTGCAGGTTTTGGACACAGGTGCGGCCAAGAAATTGCCCGTTGACGTGGCGCAGGAAATTGCGTGGCGCAATGCCGACATCAAAGCCGCTCAAAGCCAGAGGGAAGCATTGCTCAAGGGCGGGACTCGCGCCGATGCGCCTGACATCGTGAAATTGGACGCTGCGATTGAGGAGAACAAGAACGCCGTTCGCGCCTTGAACAAGCCCGGTAGCGCTCCTGCTCTAGCGCCGACCAGCAAGCGCGTCAATGTCATCGGTCCTGACGGTCGGCGCGGCACCGTGCCTCAAGGCAGCAAATTACCCGCAGGATGGAAACTAGCACCGTAATCGAGCCTGATGGCTTCATCCCTGACGATGCGCCTGCCGGATTCGAGCCTGAAGCGCCAGCGGCTAAATCGGCGCGATTGCGTGCGGAATTAGCGCAGGTGCGCGGCCAAGACCGGATAGCGAGTTTCTTCGCCAGTCCAGAATCGGTTATCCCGCCGTTATTGCTTCCGCCTGAATCGCCCGGTTCGTTGGAGAATGTTCTTCGCCAATTGCCTCTAGGCGCTGGCAGTGACGAGGCATTGCGCGAAGAACGAGTGAGAGGCATTGGCGCGACTGTTCGAGGTGTCGAGAGCGGTGTCCGCAGTGCTGGCGTGCCTGAAAACCTACCGCTTTTGCCTCTAGCCGTTATTCCCGGCGTTGGTCCAGCAATGGGTATTTACTTCGGCGGTCAGGCGCTTGGTGCTGGCGCTGGCGAAGCATCGGTTGGATTTCAACAAGGCGAACCTGAAACCGCTGGACGCGGCACAGGCACGGCGCTGTTGGGTGCTGGCATCACGCGAGGCGGATTTCACCAGGTCATTCTGCCGCGCACGATGGCTGAGGTTGCCAGAACTCCAGACGTTGG